TAAGTACCTGTGTAAGTACCTGTGTAAGTACCTGTAATTATACTTAAGTATCCCGACATGTGCTATATATATCACTATATTATTTTATTTTCTATTTGATGAATAGGCCGTAGATTTTTGAAACTTTTTGAGAGGTCTGTTTTATATATATATAGGCGCACACGAATCTTTCCCCCCCCTACCTGCACATTACGAGGAAATTCCCCTGATTTCTGGGGGTTTAAACGGATCTCTCTAAGGAAGTTCTTACTGAACTTAGAGAGATCCTAGTTTAGTAGTTGGATTGGCTAAGTTTAAACGAAGTTTAGGGGAAGGTTGACAAAATCATCCAGAGGATGTAATTAAAACCCAATCCCTAGCTTTGCTAAATACTTCAACCTATCGATAAGTCTTTGAAAATCCAAGGGATTTTACTTGTGCATAGGAAGATCAGAGATCTTTGACACATGACGAAATCCCTAGGATTTTGACGAGGCTTGACAGATCGATGACGAGGTTGAAGTTCTTCTTATCTTAATTGAGTTCAGGTAGCTCTCTGTAGTTTAAGTACTTTACGTAACTACAGAGAGTTACCTGATAACCTTTTTTTGGAGCTAAGGCTATGAAAGAGAAATATCGCATTCCAATTCAGTTTGGTGTCGAAGTTGATTATGTCTATGAATGGGCTGCAACAAGAGTTCAAGCCATAGAGCAAATTGGTTTGGCAAGAGGAGAAGAAATTCTCGAAGAGAGAATTGAGGTAGTGTCATGAGAATTTTCCTCTCGTTTATGATCCCAGTAGTAGCTTACTGGGTTGTCTCTCTGGAATGGTTGTTGTTTCCATTCTTTTTTGGTGAACACCAAGTAATAATGCTTGGTGTAGGTTTTATCTTTGCTTTAGTAGGAGTATTTGTTATACTCCTGCTAATCGTAACAATAAAGGAGATGTCATGACTGACGAACTTGCTTTGCAAACCATGATCGATTTTGTTCATGGTAATGATCAATTCACAGTTACTACGTCAGTAACTGGACAAGGCTTTGAAATCCATAACTCTGAAGGAGAATGGATTGAGACTTTTAAGACATCACTCGATGTTGAAACTGCTTTTCTTTAATCTTAATTGAGTTTAATTAAACCTTGGTAGTTTAAGTACTTACGTAACTACCAAGGGTTAATTAACTTTGGAGGTGTCGATGGTTTTATTGACGACTACTGAATACACTGAATATGCTGATAAGTTTTTTGCTGATGCTCTCTCTCATGAAGCTTCTGGTGATCTTGAAGCTGCATACGGTGCTTTAGCACTCGCTGAAGCTTCTGAGTTCTTTGCTCTTAATCCAGAGGCTACAGTGTACACGTTTCCTTCTTAATTGAAGTTAATTAAACCTCTGTAGTTAAGTACTTACGAAACTACAGAGGGTTAATTAAATATAGCCAAGTTGGTCAGGCTTTGATGATCGACACATTACGGAGTTTTCTTATGAAAACATTTCAGTTCTTGACGAAAGCAAATAAATGGCAGACCATCAAAGAAGATGGTTTCCAAGACAAAGCTGATGCTGGTATTCCAGTAGCAGTACTGCATGCCCTCAAAGAGGGTAACACAGTACAGGCTTTCAAGGTCATTAAGAACCTTGATGCAGTCCCTGAAGGTGTAGAAACCTCACGGAAAGCAGCCTAAGTAGGCTGACCTGAGCAAGTCATTAAACTGCTCACTTTAATTACTAAGTATTAGTTAAGTATTTACGTAACTAATACTTAGTAATTAAGTAAAGGAGATTGTCCAATGTGACAACAGTAAACACCAAAAAAAATGTGAGTAGGCTCTGCCTAAAGAGATGAAAGCTATGCGGTGTTGGGAGAATTTAGGCTGCCAAGTGGAGTTTATTAACTTCACTTGGTATAGATTAAAGAAAGGAGAAAGACTATGTTTATGGTAGTGCATTGTTCTTTTTTCGATGATCCTAACGAGATTGATAATTGGGAATTCGAGAAAAGAATAGGAACCTTTTTCATTACAAAAGAAGAAGCTATAGAAGCTATCAAAGCAATGAGTTTCTTTGCTGGTCATAGCTTTGTAAAGGAAGATGTTGACGGTATCTTTACAGCAGATTGTAAAGATGAGGAAGTAGGCCACTGGCAAGTTGTTGACGTTAGTCATATTAAAACCAGTGATAAGTGCATCAAAGAATGGTGGGCTTTTTAAATATTAATTAAACCTCTGTAGTTTAAGTACTTACGTAACTACAGAGGGTTAATTAAAGAAAGGAGAAAGACATTGTATGTTTCCAACATGATAGGAAATACTGGGCAACCAGTAGTTAATCAGTTTGTAGTAACTGATGGTGACAAGAAATGGTTTCAATCCTATGATACTCTCATTGTAGTGATTATCAGAGGCCAAGTCTTTCTTGATAAAAACAAGTGGGATTACTCACAAACTACAGGGAAATATAGAAATAGATTTCTCAGTGAGACTAAGAAAGAAACGCAAGCTAAAATAAAATCAGGTGAATACCTGATGCGTGACTTAAATAATTAAAGGAGTTGCCAATGAATAGAACATGGAAACCTTATTCTAGTGTTCCACTACAGGATCGAATTGACAAGCTCAAAGCTGTTGAATTTCGTGACGATTTAACAGTTAACGAAAAGGAAGATTTGAAAGCTTCTATATCCAAAGCCATAAATGATCATGTGAAATCTTGGCGAGGATATGTATACTAAGATCTTCTTAATTAAATCCCTCTAGTTAAGTGTTTACGTAACTAGAGGGAGTTAATTAAAGTACCCCAAGTTGGCAGGGTTTGATGCTGACACCACTAACGGAGTATGAAATGACCTCATTTCAAATCCTCAATAAGACAGGTTGGTTTTCTAAACCAGCTAGGACAGTAGAAAATCGCTATGGCGTAAGCGTTGGCGATAGCTCAGTTGGTCTGCACTTTAGAAAGCGTAGCTTCTATGTGTTTACTGGCAAAACTTTTAATAAGTTTGGCTCTAGTATTAGGCCAATCTTTAATGTTAACCGTTAGGTAAACTTGGGGAGATACCCTGTTACAATCCCATCTAATGGGGATTACGTTGTATCTCCCTATTTTTTTCAAGGTAAAGACTATGTGTGAAATAAAATTACCAACCAATCCAGATTGTGTAAACATCAAATTGGATAACGAACCTGACAATGGTATTCATGATTTCTTTCTTGCAGACATGAGCTTCGATGTTCCAAAGCATAGAAGGAACTTATGGATTACATCTAATATTAGATGGCTGTTGAGAAACTTAGGTATCCAAAACAGGAACCATCCAGATCTTGAAGAAAATATTCAAGATCTAAAAGAGCTTCTTAACTTTGTTGAGAACCAACCAAAGTTAGGAGATCCTTGTTAATTAAGGAGAAGGAAATGTTTTCTACGCACCAAAAATCTATTGGAAGATGGGGAAGAAAGTCCCCAGATAATACCCAATGGATTATAGCTATGGTTCTGTTGTCTATACAACAGCAATGGGAGACGGTAGGCCGTCAGATAATTGACCTAAAAAGTAATGGATTAAAATCCAAATACTTATTTGGATCGAAGAGGGCTGGTTGGGACTACATCCTAGCCAATAAGGAAGACTTACATAAGGCTATCTATAGCCGTAAGCTTCCGATGGCTGAGAAATTACTAGCAGTAGCTAGTATTAATGGGATTGGTATAGTCAAAGCTGGCTTTGTATTACAGCTATGCCTTGGTAAGGTTGGTTGTCTTGATGTCCATAACCTGAGAAGGTTTGGACTATCAGCATCAGCCTTCAAGATAAGCAAAGTTAAATATGATACAGCCCTTGGCAAAGCAAAGTTATATATAAAACTTTGTGAAGATCTAGGTGGTTGTGAATTCCTATGGAATAGCTGGTGTGACCTACTAGCTGAGAAGTACCCCAACAAATACAAGAATGGTCAGCATGTTAGTCGACTACATAAAGACTATATAGTTGATTAATTAATTTACTTATGTTATACTAAACTTAATTAGTTCTCTATCTAGTTAGTACTTACGTACTAGATAGAGAACGTAATTAAATATGGAGAAATGTTATGAGTTTACCTTCACCAATACAGGCTCAACTTGAGGACATATATGAAAAGCATTTAACTAAAATGCTGGCAATATATAATGATGTAGACAGAGCAGAGCTAGAAGCTATGTCTTTAGCAGAGGAGGAGATGGAGAATGCTTAATGAAATATTTAAACTGATGATGGGAGTTACCATCATTGCTATGTTATGTTTAGTTTTCCTATACTATGGAGGATTCTATGACACGCTATAACATTACGATTACGTGTCCTAACTGTGATGGTGAGGGACATTTTGCAGTAGATACAGACCTATCAAGTAGCAGACTATATGAATGTCAGGTATGTGATAGTAAGGGAACAACTTCCTTTGCAGAACTATCAGAGTTATATGAAAATACTGCTGATCTTTTGGAAGACTATCCAGATGCTCTAAAGATTGAGAGGGTAGCATGAGTGATAAAAAAGCAACAGGTTTTGTACAAACAGGAGAACCTATCCCAGAATTAGATGAAGTCTTTGGGCATACTAAGAATAGTTTAAAGAAAATCCACATGCCTATCGATGATGCCTATATCATGGGAAAAATTCCTGAAGCAAAAGCTAAAGTAAACCTATGTATAGACAAAGTAAAGGCTATACGTTACTTGTGTGATGAAAGTATAAATCAACTGGAGGAATTGAAAGAGGAGTTACATAAGCTATGAGCCAGACAGAAATCCTTAAAAGAAATGTGAGGGAACTGCAAGAACAGTTGCAAAATAGTCACATTAGAATTAAAAAATTAAAGGCAAAGCTCATGCAGTATGAGAAGCTTCTCAATATGCTAAGGAAAAAACCATGACTGAAGAAGAAGAACTTCTTGAGTTTCAGAATAAGTTATGGGAACTTATCAGAGAGACTTCACCTCCTGATGAAAGTAAATCTAATATCCTGATGGTATCAGGTGCTTTGTTAAGTGCTTGCCTTAAGTTATATGTAGAAACTATTGGCAAAGAAAGTACTATTGGGATGTTTAATGTGGCAATTCAAAGCGTTCAGCATACTGAAGATAAGAGAGTATTGCATTGACGTTGGAAGAATTACAGGCAGAAATGGACACACTGCCTAGTCAGCACCCTGAGTTCTTGATAGGATGGCTGATGTCTCAGGTTGTCCACCTCATTAACAATGAAAAGGTTAAGGAAGATGAAGAAAAGAAACCCGTATTGGAAGTGTCTTAGGATGCTAAGGCACAAAGTTGTGCTTGCCAAGAAAGGTAAGAACAGTTATAATAGGAAACTTAAACATAAGGAGACTGCAAAATGGATGCTTCCCAGATAATTTACCAACGTGACATAGTTAATTTTGTTAAAGAACTAATGCAGGAAGGTAAAGATAGTCCAGTTAAGGGATGGGCTATGTCTGATATCCTGAAGAAGGCTCAGGCTAAGTATGGCCCTGATGGATATATATTTGGACGAGACTATATCGTTAAGGGATACTGTAATATTAATGAGATCTAGTAGAGTGAGTACTAACGAACTCTACTAGATACTCATTAAATATAGGAGAAAGAGAATGGATAGTTCCATACATAGGGTACAAGAAGTGACCATAACTTCCAGAGATTTGGGAGATGATCTTGGTATGTCTACAAGGATAGTAGTTAGTAGCTGTCATCAAGGTAAGGTAATTGAAGATCAAATAACTTTATTCAGTAATGATAAAATTATAAAGAACTTTAATGACAACGTAGTTGAACATGAGGAGGGGTAAGTAAATGTTACCTACATTTAAAACTTCTAATGATATAGTTAAGTTCCTTAACTCAGAGAAGGATGGCTGGTGTCGTCCTATGGTTGAGGAATTCATAGAGATGTGTGGCTCTAATGTAGATAGAGTTGACATAGAGGAACTCAATGGCTGGCTCACTGAGGAGCTTAGGTCATTAGAGGAGGGGTACGAACAGTACCATGACAATAACTATGGAGATAATTATGTTTGATCATAGCAAGATAGATTTCTTGGTAGAAAAATTTCCACTTATTAATGAGTGGCAAGCAGGTGAAGACTTAGTTCCTTACACCAAAGCAGAGAAAATACCCTCACATATTGGAGTAGGTCTAAGGCGTACAGATACCAAGGAACCTATAGGTATAGTCTCTGATGAGTACTTCCCTGTCCAGTATGCAGAGATCGTAGATGGTGTAGAAGAAGCCCTTAAAAGGGCTGAGATAGACATGACTGACGCTGACTTTACGACTAATGTCTATGATTATGGAGCCAAGCTGGAGTTAAGAGCTAAGTTCCCTGCCCATGCTATGCGTATGGGTGGTAAAGATACTATCATACCTGAGTTTGTCTTCAGGACATCCCATAACAGGACATGGGCTAACAATGGTATGATGGGACTATGGAGATCCTTCTGTTATAATACCTTAGTATCTGGTGATAAGCTGGCCTATGTCTATGGTAGGCATACCAAGAACTTTAACATCTCTGGATTTGCTACCAAGATTAGGAATGCTGGTGAGTTTATCTCTGGCAAAGGTCTTGAAGAGATGCGTAACTGGTATGATACCCCATTAAAAAGGTATGAGGCTATCAATCTCTTCACTAAAACACTGGCTCAACGTACTGATAATGTCAGTAAGAAGAAGGTAGCTAATAAGGTAATGCTATCTAACCTCATGAAGATCTTCGATGAAGAGAACCGTCACATACATGGACGAGGACACTATGAAACCTATGGCAAGAGAGAGGAAGGAACCCTCTGGACTGCATACAATGCAGCTACCTACTGGTCTTCCCATCCTGATAGTAAGCGTGGAAGTTCACCTCATAATGTGAAGGTTAACAGAGAAGATAAGGTGAGGAAGATGTTAGCGTCTCCAGAATGGGAGGCGTTAGCAGCGTAATGCAACTCAGAAAAGAAAGGATAGAACAGGTCAAGGAGATAGCCTTGGCTAATTTGAAAAGGGCTGATAACAGCAGGGGTGACTTGGACAAAGAGAAGTACTGGTCACTCTACAGGGCTGATGTCAGAGAACTACTTGGTATTATTAAAAGTCTTGAAGAGGAGAGAGACAAATGATCTACTTTATTACAGCCTTGATTATGCTGAATGTTCATCCTCCCCTAGGCTGGATACAATATAGTTATCCTTACACTAATAAGAATTTGTGTGAGAAATATATTGGAGAATATAAAGATACATTATCTTTATCAATTAACAATCACTTTAAAGATAAGATGGTAAGCATTCAAAAGTTTGAGTGCATCACCAGAGATGAAGCAGTAGAACGCAACTCTAAACTAGGACATTAGGAGAAAACAATGGCTGATGAAGAACTAGATGAAAAAGATTTAAAGATTAAATCTCTTGAATCAGAACTTGAACAACATAAAAAATTATTTAACATACATAGAGCAGGGCTACAACCCTACCTTGATGGCATAGTTAAAGAGATAGTATCTAAATTACACATTGTATATAAGGAGAAGTAAATGTTTATAGTATTTTCTATGATAACAAATCTTATTTTTTATATAGAGAACAAAGAGTTCTTTGATGAAGTCCATCAACAGACAACCACTAACCCTGATCTGGAATGGAATTATGTGGGAAAACAAAAGGTTAACCCCAATGTTAAATCTATTACAGTAGGAGATGACTATATTTATTTTAGATTGGAGGAGAAGTAAATGTCAATGACATATACAGATATGGTAATTCATAAACCTTTATTAAAGGCTTTGGAAGAATTACTTGATGGAACAGATATTACTTGGGAAATCCTTGATGGTGAGGAAGACCCTGAGCATCTTTATAGTTCGTCCAATGAAATTACTATTGTATTTTTCCAACCAAAAAAGGAGAAGTAAATGAGTGTCATCGAAGGTAAGGTATGGGGCAGTACAGAACCTATACTGCAATCAGCAGCCGTAGAAGTACATAGAATTAAGGTAGATCTTGGAGCTTACTGTTCACAACATAAGCATCAATCAAAGATCAATATGTTCTATGTAATCAGTGGTGAGTTAGAGATCCAGAGATGGAAAGACTATGGCTTATGTGACAGTACTCACCTGTTTGCTGGCGATACTTCTATCGTACCAGCAGGAGAGATGCATAAGTTTATAGCTCATCAAGAGACAGAAGCCTTGGAGATCTACTGGGCTGAGTTAAATCATAATGATATCCAACGAACTAATGTAGGTGGAGCATCATATGAAGCTAAAGAAAATAGGGTGGAAGACGGCTCAATACTGGGCAACTTATTTACAAAGGTAGAATAGGAGGAGCAAATGGATATCTTATTATTACTATTCCTTTTACTATAGGAGAAAAGAATGTCTTATATTATTGTTCACGTAGATGATCCAGATGATCTAAGATCAATGGATATATTACCTGATCAAGAAGGCGAAGGTGTTCAGATATTTAATAGTAAAATAGAAGCCTCTCAATTTCTAATGCAACTGGGTTTCGGAAAGGATCTCTGGTTTAATTCAGACATTCATATAGTGAGGCTTCACTAATGAAATTAATATTAATAACTTTAATAACTTTAATGATGGCAGCTTCAGCTAAAGCAGACAACTTTGATTGTCTAGTTGAGGCTGTCTATCATGAGGCTAGGTCAGAGACTTTGCTAGGTATGCTTAGTGTAGCTAATGTAATACTAACAAGAAAAGAAAGCAGCAACTATCCTAATACGATATGCAAGGTAGTACATCAAGGTAAGTATTGGAAAGACAATCCTGTTAGGGATAAGTGTCACTTCAGTTATTGGTGTGACGGTAGACCAGAAAGGTTTACAGATATATCAGGATTAATTAAATCTATTAATGTTGCAGAGATGGCACTCAAAGGTATACAAGTAAAGCAAACTGTTGGTGCTACCCACTATCATGCCAACTATGTAACCCCAAGCTGGGCATCTGATCCAAACTTTAAAGCTTTAGGATCAATAGGTAAACACCTATTCTACATTGACATGAGGGAATAAGAGGAGTATACTATGCAAACTACAAACGAAGTCCTTCATAAAAACATTGAGACTTTAAAGCAACAGCTAGAAGAGAAAGAAGAAACTATAAAAAAATTACGTAAAGAATTATCTAAGTTAAATTATAAACGAGCAAACCAAAGTTGGGTAGAGTAATGACAAAAAATCTATGGGAAAGAGAACGTAATAATATATTTCAACATCTAGTAAAACAGTACAGGAACGAAGGGTACTCTCATAAGGAATCAAAATCCTTGGCAAAACAGGAGGTTAATGAGGTGATGGAAGACAAAGAAAACTTTGTGCAGAATATATTAAAGGAAAGTTTTACTGATGGATAGGTGGAAAATAGTTCTGGAAAAAGACTACGGTGATATTGTTGTTGATTATTTTAACAGCAAGAGAGAAGCTCAGGCTGAAATTAAAAACAGATATAATCTGTGTAAACATCTGGGCTATGATCCTAATCTTGAATATAAAATTATTAAAGAAAGAGGATCACCCAAAAATTAATTAACATACTGTAGAGGGAGTACTTACGTACTCTACAGTATGTTAATTAAATCATTGAAAGGAGTGGAGATGCTTAAACGAAAGGGGCCATGCCCTAGTTGTAGTTCCAGTGATGCCCATCATCTATATGATGACGGTCATTCGTATTGTTATAGTTGTAAGACTAGATTTTCAAATGGTACAGCAGAGGTTATTCCCATGAATGTAGAAGTTAGCTCCAGTTTAAAGTCCTCTGGACAGGTGTCTTCAATCCCTGACCGAAGCATTAGCAAGGACACAGTTCAAAGGTTTAATACCTTGGTTCAGTTAGCTGATGGAGGAAAAGTAACCCATCATATTTATAGATACTTTGATGAAGATAACAATCACATAGCTAATAAGGTACGCAATGCTCTGACTAAAAAGTTCTGGTCAGAAGGTAACATCTCTATGGCTGGTCTATTTGGACAGAACATATTCAATCAGGCTGGTAAGTATATCACAGTATGTGAAGGTGAAGTAGATGCTATGTCTGCCTATGAATTAATGGGTAGCAAATGGCCTGTGGTTTCCATTAAGAATGGGGCTGCATCTGCCGTAGAGAATTGCAAGCAAGCCTTTAATTATCTTAACAAGTTTGAGACTGTAGTCCTCTGTTTTGATAACGATGCTCCCGGTAAAGAAGCGGCACAACAGGTAGCCCAGTTATTTGAACCTAACAAGTGTAAGATTATGGCTCTTGAATTTAAGGATGCGAATGAGTATCTGCAAAAAGGAAGGCGTGAAAGCTTTACTCAGGCATGGTGGAACTCCAAGCCTTACACACCAGCAGGTATTATAAATCTTGCAGACCTTGGGGAGTCCCTCTATGAGGAGAACTATAATGAAACCTGTCTGTATCCTTGGCCTAAGATGAATGAGAAAACCTATGGCATGAGGACAGGAGAACTCATTACGTTTACCAGTGGTGCTGGCATGGGTAAGAGTAGTATCATTAGGGAACTCATGCATCATATTATGTTAAGTACTCTGGATAATATAGGTGTACTTTGTATGGAAGAAAATGTAAAACATACAGCCTTTAATCTTATGTCAGTAGAAGCGAATGCTCGACTATACATCAAAGAAATAAGGGATCAGTATACTACTGAGCAACTTAGGGAGTGGCAGAAGAAGACCATTGATAGTAAAAGGTTCTATGCATTCGATCACTTTGGTTCTATATCTAACAATGAAATTCTTGATAGAGTAAGGTATATGGCTAAAGCTCTGGACTGTAAGTGGATCTTTCTGGATCACCTCTCCATACTGGTATCAGGAAACGAAGAGTTTGGAGATGAAAGAAAGTCTATTGATGTACTAATGACCAAGTTAAGATCCCTTGTAGAAGAGACAGGGATAGCACTCTTACTGGTATCTCACCTACGTAGACCAGCAGGAGACAGAGGCCATGAGGATGGCAGAGAGGTCAGCCTGTCGCATCTTAGAGGGTCAGCTAGTATAGCTCACCTATCTGATAGTGTTATAGCCTTGGAAAGAAATCAACAAGCAGAAGACGAGCATGAGGCTAACACCACTACTCTTCGTATACTCAAGAATAGATACACAGGAGACACTGGTATTGCCTGTTACCTCCACTATAATAAGGAGACAGGCAGGATGTCACAGGTTGATAATCCTTTTATGGAGGAGGATGATGCCACATAGTAAAAAATATCTTGAAGAAAATAAAGAAGCTATAGCAGAATATTATAAAAAATATTGTGAAGAAAATAAAGAAGCTATAGCAGAAAGTCGTAAAAAATATCGTGAAAAAAATAAAGAAGCTATAGCAGAACGTTATAAAAAATATTATGAAGAAAATAAAGAAGATTTATTAAAACAACAAAGAAGACACAGAAAAGAAAATAAGGAAGCACATCTGTGTTCAGTTACTAAAAGTAGGATTAGAAATAAAAATATTTCTTTTAATCTTGATAAAGAATATATTAAAGAAATATGGCCTGAAGATAATAAGTGTCCTGTCCTTAGTATTGAATTTAAAAAAGGAGAAGGAATGCAGATTGATGCTTCACCATCTATAGATAGAATTATTCCTGAAGTAGGATATGTAAAAGGAAATGTACAAATTATATGTATGCTTGCTAATAGAATAAAGAATAATGCTACACCAGATCAGGTCATACAAGTAGGTAATTACTTTAAAAAAATAACGGAGGAAAAGAATGCAGCCTAGAGAACAAACAATTGGCTGGATTGAATCGCATATTCCTGATATAATAATAGATCCAGATACTTCAGAGTTTAATATTAAGTGTCGTATTAATGGAGGAGATCTCAAGATCTTATATCAGGTCGAAGTAATAGAAGAATGGGAGGATGAATGGCCTGAGAAGTGGGAAGAAGTACGACTACCCTATAAAAATAAAGATGTTGTTGATAGATGGTACAAAGATTATCGAAGAGATCTCTTAACTTTTATAGTCTATCGTAAAGATCTAAAGAAAGCATGGCATATAGCAGGAGATATTGTCATGGAAAGTGAGGTAAGAAATAACTTTTATTGTATACCTCTTAAATTTACTTATCAAGTGGATATGAATTATGACCCAAGCAATAGTTGATATAGAAACAGATAGTCTTAATGCAAGTAAAATACATTGTATTGTAGCTCGATCCTATGACTCTGATAAAGAAAAGATATGGATAGGAGAAGAATGCCAGCAGTTTGCTGAGTGGTCTAAGCAGATAGATCAATTCATTATGCATAATGGTATTAGCTTTGATGCTCCCATCCTTAACAGACTAACAGGTTCCAAGATTAAGTTATCTCAGATAAGAGATACCTTAATTGAATCTCAGTTATTTAATCCCATCAGAGATGGTGGACATTCCCTTCAGTCATGGGGGGATAGACTTAACTTTCCTAAAGGAGACTGCGATGATTTTACTACGTACACTCCAGCTATGTTGGAGTATTGTCGGATGGATACGGCACTCACTAGCAAACTTGCTCATCAACTATCAATCGAAGGCTGTTCGTTCTCATCAAGATCGTATAACCTTGAAAGAAAAATCAGAGCAATTATAGATCAACAACAAAAGAATGGGTTTGCATTTAATATACGTGAAGCAATGGTATTGCTATCCAAGCTTGAGGATGAACAACATGATCTGGAACGTAAGGCTGATGAAATGTTTGAGCCTACTGAGGTTGTCCTCAAAACAAAGACCAAGTATATTCCCTTTAACATAGCCAGCAGAAAGCAGATAGCTGACAGGCTTATGAAGAGAGGCTGGAAACCTACCAAGACTACGGACAAAGGTAATATAATTGTGAGTGAGGAGATCCTTGATAAGCTGGACATGAAAGAAGCTAAGATGTTTAGCAGATACTTCCTTCTTCAGAAGAGAACAGGTCTTCTCAAGGCTTGGATACAAGCTTGTGAGGAGGATGAAAGAGTTAGAGGTAAGGTACTTACTCTCAGGACAGTAACAGGCAGGATGGCTCACCATAGTCCTAACATGGCGCAAGTACCAGCCATCTACAGTCCCTATGGTAAGGAGTGTAGAGATCTATGGACTATAGATAATCCTGATACCCATGTTCTTTTAGGTACAGATGCCAGTGGTCTGGAGTTAAGATGTCTAGCTCACTATATGGATGACCCCAAGTTTACCAAGGAGGTTCTTACTGGTGATGTTCATACTGCCAATCAGAAAATGGCTGGACTACAGACTAGAGATCAAGCAAAAACTTTCATCTATGCCTTTCTTTATGGGGCTGGACCTTCCAAAATAGGTAAGGTGGTAGGGGCAGGAGCTAAGAGAGGACAACAGTTAATCACTAACTTCCTACGCAACATGCCTCGCTTGAAAAAGCTAAGGGATAATGTTATTGAAGCATCACAGACAGGTACAATAAAGGCTTTAGATGGAAGAGTCCTCCATATAAGGGCAGACTATGCGTCCCTCAATACCCTCATACAGGGAGCAGGAGCTATAGTCTGTAAGCAATGGCTTGTTCATATGGATGAAGGCATTAGAAAGGCAGGAGTAGATGTCAAGCTGGTAGCCTCAGTCCACGATGAATACCAATTTGAGGTAGCCAAGACAGATGCAGAGAGATTTGGTCAGATAACCAAAGATGCTATGCTGGAAACAACAAAGACATTAGAGATGCAATGTCCTCTTGATTGTGAGTACAAGATTGGAACAACATGGAAGGAAACACATTAAATGCTTCATCTTAAACCCAGATACGAAGCCTTTTGTCAAGCTTTTGTCGCTTATCCTAATGCTAAGGAGGCAGCTAGATCAGCAGGTTATTCAGTATCAGCTTTATATAATCAAGGACACAGGATTCTTCACAGACCTGAAATTAAAGAAAGGATACTTAGTCTTAACCCACAGTTTGAATATATTTATAATAAAGAAGCATCCAATCCTACAGGTGTAGATAGATTTTTTATTTATTTTATTGCAGGACTAGCTAGTGATGGATTAGAATTATGTACCCCTGTAAAAATAGGAATAAGCAATGATGTTAAATCCAGATTAAAACAATTACAAACTAGTTCTTGGGTTCCTCTTGAGATTATATATTCATCTGCTTTTTCAGATAATGATACTGTCTTAGAATTAGAACATACATTACATGAATGTTTAGAAGAAGTAAATGTAAGTGGAGAGTGGTTTAACTTAAGTAGAAGAACTATAGCTGACTTATCAGATTTTATTGAAAGTAATAAGTATAAAAGAAATGTGAAAAAAAGAACTGAGATGGGTCATCAATACAAAGAAAGATTACAGTTATGTAGAAATTGTTTAGGGAATTTTATAAAGCTAATCTTATCTAAAGGAGATACATTAAATGCCACACAATAATCGAAAGTTTGATAAGGAATCCTATAAGGCTAATGATCAGAAAGCTAAGGATGCAATGAGTAACTACCTATATCAACAAGGTTACTCAGATATTGAACAAAGAGAAGACTACTTCTTTGATATCTCTGCCAAACTTTGGCATGTAGATGGATCATGTAAGAATTATTTCTTCGAGGTTGAGATTAAAAATCAATGGAGTAATATCTGGCCTTCTTCTTGGAAGGAAGTAAGAATACCTGAGAGGAAGCAAAGACTAATTAATAAATGGAAGAAAGAATTTAAAGATCATGAGCTTATCTTTGTAGTCTTTAATACCGATTGTTCTAAGGCTTGGTTTATGGATGGTGATCTGGTAGGTGAGTCTACCATAGGGAAGATACAGAACTCCACTCGTATAGGAGAACCTCATCTGCAAGAACCATTCTTCCATATACCTTATCAAGAAGCTGAATTAATTAACATACTGTAGAGGGAGTACTTACGTACTCTACAGTATGTTAATTAAGTGTTTGACTTAGTGTCAGGCATATGCTATAATTCGTCAACAATTGAGAGGAGGTTGCTTTCACTGAAATCTTTATATCAATTATGCTGCTAGAAGTTTTGGTAGCAGTTATGTTATTATCTTAATGTTATTATCACAAGGAGTAAAGTAAATGAGTGTAATTTCTGGAGATGCCTATTGGGCACATGTTATTACCCCAAACACCAAGTTCAATCCTGATGGTGAATGGAGTATAGAAGTTTGTAACCTTAATGCTAAGAATAAAAAGGTTGCAGAAGCCGATGGTCTTACCATCAAAAATAAGGGTGATGAAAGAGGAGACTTTGTTACCCTGAAGCAGTATGCACGTACCAAAGATGGTACGCCTAGAGCTATATCAGTTAAGGATTCCCAACGTAATGCGTTTCCCTCTGACAAACGTGTAGGGAATGGTTCCAAGGTGAATGTTTCTTATTTCCCCAAGGAATATACTGTGTATGGTGGTGGTGTTAAGGGCTACCTTAATGCAGTGCAAGTAACTGACTTAGTTGAGTACAGTATGGACGACTTTGGTGTAGTCGAAGGAGGCTATACTAATAATGAAGTTGAAGATATTCCTTTTGCTTCGTAACCCCTAAAGGAGACTTGGAGAGTAGTAGGCTAGTTAGTTTGCTGCTCTCCATTTTTTAATATGAAAAAAATTAATACTTTAGTTGAAGATATATATAGTTTATTCTCTCTTGATCCTATTGATATGAAGGAAGAAGAAGTAGATAAACATATAGATACCTTTGGGGAAATGCTTAAGCTTCATATAAAAGATTTTATGTATGAGAAGCCTAGAGAATATGGCAACCTAAGATTGTCAGCTATTGGTAAACCAGACAGACAACTCTGGTATGATGTTAATACCAAGAGAGATGCAATCCCATTGAAAGCTAGTACAAGAATTAAGTTCTTATATGGTTATATACTGGAGGAGTTTTTACTTTTATGTTCTGCGATTGCAGGTCATAAGGTAACTGATCAGCAAAAGGAAGTAGAGATAGAAGGAGTTATAGGTCATCAAGATTCTATGATAGATGGAGTTCTGGTTGATTGTAAGTCTGCCTCTGGTAACAGCTTTCATAAATTTAAAAACAATAACTTATTAGAGGAAGATCCCTTTGGATATATAGCTCAGATCTCTGCCTATGCAGAAGCTAATGGGGTTGATGAGGCAGCTTTCCTTGCTATAGATAAATCTACTGGAGAGATCTGCCTAACTCCTGTTCATTCAGTGGAGATGATTAATGCTAAAGAAAGGATTAAATTTCTTAAAGGAATGGTTACTGACAGTAGCATCCCTGATAGGTGCTATAGTCCTGTACCTGATGGCAAGTCTGGTAATCTTAAGTTACCCTTTGGTTGTGTTTATTGTGGTCATAAAAAAGAATGTTGGTCTGATGTTAACCAAGGAAGAGGGATACGTGTCTTTCAATACGCAAAAGGTAAAAGATACTTGGTTCAAGTTGGTAAAGAACCTGATGTCCCTGAAGTAGTTAACTGGTAATGCATTGGGAGTATAAAGGTAAGCCAGATCTTTCCCAGTTTGGCTTCGTTTATATTATCACCAATCTAAAAAATAAGAAAGCTTATGTTGGATGCAAACAATATTTTAATTATAAGAAAACTAAAAAGAAATCTGAATCAAACTGGAAATCTTATATGGGATCTAGTAAACAACTACTAGACGATATAGAAAAGATTGGAAAAAAGAATTTCAAATTTAAAATTCTAGCAGAGTTTAAAAATAAAAGAAGTCTAAGATACTATGAATGTTATTATCAAATAAAATATAGTGTGCTAACTAAAACACTTGAGGGAACAGATGAACCAGCCTTCTATAATAATTATGTAGGAGGTAAATTTTACAGACCTGTTCAAGAATACTTTGAACATACAGACTAGTGTCTCGACTGAAGATTTATACGATCTTACAAATAAAGATCCTCATAAATCTTTATACTTAGCTATAATATTACAAGCTCTTTTAGATCTTACCAAGCCTGAACTAAAAGAAGAAGATACTCATATAACTCTCAATAGAGATCAAGCCCATGCATGGTTCTTTACCTCTGTAGGAGTAACCTGTGAAGACTTTGAAACCGTATGTCATTTTGCAGGACTACCTCCCATTAAGGTGAGAACCTTTGCTTATGAAGTCATTCAATCAGGAGATGTAGATCATGTCAGAAGAAGATTACAATCATTACTCTAACCCATTTGATGTTCAGATAGGTGGAGATCATTATAAAGATTGTGCCATACAGCCTACGGTTTACTCTCATTATAATAATTTAAATACATGCGAAGCTAATATTGTAAAATATATAACCAGACATAATAAAAAAGGAGAAGGCAAGAAAGATATATTAAAAGTAATTCACTATGCACAACTGCTTTTAGAATTAGAGTATCCAGAAGAAGATAAACAAGCAGACCTATTTAACGATTTAATAGAGAGGGGTAGACATGTTCAAGTCAAATCGTAATCCACAATTCAGATCCAAGTTTAGTGAAGACATTTTCTATACCAAGTATTCCCATGAAGGAGCAGAAACTTTTCATGAGTTAGCTTGTACTCTGGTGGAGGATGTCTGTCAGAATAATCTGAGTAAGGACGAGAAGGAAGCATTGATAGATCACATTTCCAATCTCAGGTTCTTACCCGGAGGTAGGTATCTTTACTATGCAGGAAGAGATAAGAAGTTCTTTAATAACTGTTACCTTCTTAAAGCAGAAGAAGATACCAGAGAAGATTGGGCTAACCTGTCTTGGAAGTCTGAGTCCTGTCTGATGACAGGTGGTGGTATTGGTGTAGACTATTCTACTTACAGATCTGAAGGACAAACCCTGAAGGGTACAGGTGGTGTAGCTTCTGGCCCAATACCTAAGATGCAGATGATTAACTCTATAGGTCAGAAGGTTATGCAGGGTGGTAGTCGTAGGTCTGCTATCTATGCTTCTCTTAACTGGAAGCACGATGACATAGATAAGTTTCTGACTGCCAAGAACTGGTTCGATATGCCAGTAGGAAAGACAGGTAAGACTTTGTTTGATATTAAACAAGATGACTTCAACTTTCCTGCACCTCTGGACATGACCAACATCAGTGTAAACTATGATACCGAATGGTTGTTAAACTATTGGGAGAAAGGAGATCTAGGCCATGTCTTTAGGACTAATATACATCAGGCTCTTAGAACAGGTGAACCGGGATTCTCATTCAACTTCTTTGAGAAAGAAAACGAAACCCTCCGTAACGCTTGCACCGAAGTTACGAGTGAAGACGACAGTGATGTTTGTAATCTGGGTAGTCTCAATTTTGCTCGTATTGATGACCTTAACCAACTGCAAGAGGTTGTCCAACTTGCCACAAAGTTTCTATTGTGTGGAACACTCAGAGCTACACTCCCCTACGAGAAAGTGTATGAGGTTAGAAATTCAAATAGACGTTTAGGACTTGGCTTGATGGGTCTTCATGAGTGGTTGATACAACGTGGACACAAGTATGAAACCACACCAGAACTGCATAGATGGTTCAAGGTATATGAAGCTGAGTCAGACAAGGTAGCTAGAGCCTTTGCTAATACACTTAACATCTCTGTTCCTGTTGCTGTTAGGGCAGTAGCTCCTACTGGTACGATAGGAATATTAGGAGGCACATCTACTGGGGTAGAACCTATCTTTGCTGTAGCTTATAAGAGAAGGTATCTAAAGAACAAGAGATGGCACTACCAGTATGTAGTTGATAGTGCTGCACAAGAGATGATAGAACTCTATGGTGTTAAGCCTGAGAGTATTGAGTCTGCCCTTGATCTGGTAACTAACTATGAAAGGAGATTAAACTTCCAAGCTAATGTCCAAGAGTATGTGGATATGTCTATCTCCAGCACAATTAATCTACCAGCATGGGATACAGAAGATAACAACGAAGGTAAGGTGGAGGACTTTGCTCAGACTTTAGCTAAGTATGCTCATAGATTAAGAGGCTTCACCTGTTATCCTGATGGATGTAGAGGCGGTCAGCCTTTAACCAAGGTTCCTTATAGTGAAGCTATTGAAAAACTTGGTGAAGAATTTGAGGATAATATACAACCTCATGATATTTGTGAGATCACTGGATCAGGTGGAACTTGTGGGGTTTAAAATAACATTTGACAAAGTACTACATTGTGTAGTATAATATAGTATATGGAATGCTAATAATAGGTTCCATAACCTCTTGCTTAATAAGGAGAATGCTATGAATGTAAGACTAGAAGGTGATTGGAAGTTCCTTAATACTCCTTCTCTACTGAAATTTGAGAGAAGGGCTATAGGTTATGACAGGTTGTTCCGAAGAATAATGGATATGCCTGAGAATGATAATCAAAGTTATCCACCTCATAATCTAATTAAGGAATCGGATACGGAGTTCAAGATTGAATTGGCTTTGGCTGGCTTTACAAAGGAAGAAGTTAAAGTGGTTCAGGAAGAACAAAGATTAACCATAAGTGGAAACAACTCTGAGAAGGAGGGCAACGAAAACATTCTACATAAAGGCATAGCAAGCAGAGCTTTCACAAAGACATTTGATCTTGCAGAGAATATCGAAGTCACAGAAGCTTCATTTGAAAATGGGATGGTTATCATCAAGCTCAGACAGGATATTCCAGAAGATAAAATGCCGAAGCTCATTGAATTTAAATAAGGAGAAGGGAGGGCATTCATTGAGTGCCTTCCCTTTTTATGGAAAATATAAATGAAAAAACCTATAAAAGAAACAGGCAGATGGATATTAAAAGGATATATTGTATGGTCTATATGCGCTGATCTTTTTCTTCTTTGGGGATTTTTATATTTAGTTTTAAAATACGGATAAGGAGATTAGTGTGAAAGAAGATAAACTTAATACAATCTATATAGGTTATGATCCAAAGGAGGAGGTTGCTTGTAAACTTTTAGAGTGGACCTTGAAAGAAAATTCTCCTGTTCCGATTGTTGTTAAACGATTACGCAAAGATATTCTGGAAAGGATGGGATTATACTATCGCCTACATGAGGTTGTTAACGGACAGTACATAGACAAGATAGATCAAAGACCTTTCTCAACTGAGTTTAGTTTTAGTAGGTTTTTAGTACCAGCTTTGATGCACTATGAGGGATGGGCATTGTATATGGACTGTGATATGTATCCCAGAACTGATATCAATGAACTGTTTCAGGAATATAATACTGACTACTACCCTCTGTATTGTGTTAAACATAAGTATGAACCTACAGATAAATTCAAGATGGATGGTAGAGAACAGGTAACCTATCCTAGAAAGAACTGGTCAAGTCTGATGCTCTGGAACTGTGGACATGAGGCTAACAAAGTACTTACTCCTGAAGAAGTAAACAAGAAAGATGGTAAGTTTCTTCATGGCTTTGGCTGGCTCCCTGAGAAAGTTAATGGTATTGGTTCTATTGATGAAGAATGGAACTGGCTTGATGGACATTCAAGCGAAGATATTACCCCCAAGAATGTACACTTCACAACAGGTGGTCCTTGGTTTAAAGAATGGAAATGTAAACGTCCTATTGATGGACATTATGCTTCTGAATGGAATGCAGATTATTGCTACCTCTTACTCAATGGAATTGTAGATGAAATATAAAATTGTAACTGCCTTTGATGAGGCTTTTCTTCAACAGAGTACTAGTATACTTCTTACTGAGTTCAAGGATAACTGGGAAAATAAAATAGACTTTCATTGTTACTATTACAATCTTGATCTATCAAACTATTCTCTTCCCAAAGCTGCTAACATCCACTACCATAACCTGATGGAGGTAGTGGACTATCCTAAATTTCTAAAAGAATTTAGTAAACATAATGGTACTGAAGGAAATACTATACCTTATAATGAGATACTTGATCCTATCAAGTTTGTTCCTAAAGTTATAGCTCTGACTGAGTGTGCCTTTGAGAGTAGTGGTTGTTGGTTAATCTGGCTTGATCCCAGTGTCATCAATACCAAGAATATATCTGTTAAAGATATTGAATCTATCTTTCCAGAGAACTCTGATAAGGTAGACTTGATTACTTTAAAGGATGAGGCTTATCTAACTGCCTATAATTTGTGCAGACAAACGCCAGTAGATTTACTGGGAGATTTAAGAGGAGCTTTTATTTCAGGAGAGTTCTCCAACTACAGGGAGTGGCATGATACTTTTATTCTGAATAGACTAAGAACTATCTATGAAGCTCATGGTATGCAGGTACATGAGATTGATCCTGAACATTCCCCTATCTCAGAGATGATTGTCAGTCTGGAAGATCGAAAGAACATGGCCGTCAGAGATAAGGATGGCCAACGCATTATTAAATTGTCGGATACTGAGACATCTCCTGACATACTTCCTAATAGATATAGACAACTGGCAGACATCATCAGGTTCTACAAGCCTGAATGTATACTGGAAAGCGGAACATGGAATGGAGGGAGGGCTATTGAGATGGCCTTGGCTGCATTCAAACATAAGGAGAAGGTTCATTACATTGGCTTTGATTTGTTTGAGGATGCTACTACAGACACAGATCATGTAGAGTTTAATGTCAAACCTCATAATACTATACAGGCTGTAAGGAATAGGTTTGAGGAATTTGCAAAGCATATAAAGGATAAGGAAGATAAAACATTTACCTTTGAATTGTATAAGGGAAATGTCAGAGAAACTCTTGATCGCATGTTAAAGACTGAGGAAATAAGTGACGTTGACTTTGCTTTGATGGGAAGCGGCAACAGCCGGGAGACTGTTGAAGCAGAATATAAAGTTCTTAAGCATGTACCAGTAGTTGTAGCTGATCATTACTTTACTACGGATGATGATGAAGGTCTTCCTCCTGAAAAATATCAAGGAGTAAAACATGTATTTGATGATGTACCTACAAAGAAAGTGGATGCACAGGAAACAACGAAAGATGGATGGACTAACTTTGATGAATCTACGGCAACAAGAAAATATATATTACCTTCAGGTGATAAAGTGGTTGGCGGTGGTAATACTCATCTTGTGGTTTTTCTTCATGACTCTAAGTTAGAAGACATACCAGAAGATCTGAAGAGAGTACCTATCATAGTACATCCCAGAGATTGTGTCCCTAAAGATTATATAAAGAATAATATTAATTCTAACATGACCTTGATTGATCCGAAGAAGTGGATTACTAAACATCCTGTACATAAAGACAGGGCTGCTGTTATTTCTGCTGGTCCTTATCTGGATTATAAAAAGTTAAAAGAATTTACCATTGAAAATCCTGATGTAAAAGTAGTGACGGTGAAACATGCTTACCCTAAACTACTTGAACATGGCATACAGCCTTGGGGTTGTATTATTCTAGATCCCAGACCTATTACTGGTATGTCTACACATAACATTGTTCGTAAAGATTTGTTTAAGAAAGTAGATCCTGATACCAGATTCTTTGTAGCCTCTATGACTGATCCTTCTGTGACAAATCATCTCATAGAAAACAAAGCACAGATCTGGGGATGGCATGCCTTTACTGACTCACTCAGAACAGATACAGAGAAAGGACATCAGATACAGAACAGACAGGTAAAGCTTTCCTCTGATCTGGGCATACCTGAAGGATCTACTCTCATTACTGGTGGTACATGTGCTGCCATGAGAGGTATAGGTATGCTGCATACAATGGGCTTCAGGGACATACATCTGTTTGGTTTTGAATGTTGTCGGGATGAGCCTACCAATGAAGAGAAGACTGAGACTACAGGTGATATAGATGGTGGAGAAGTTCCCAAACCTAAGTACATACAGGTCAATGTCAAAGAGAAAACTTACTGGACTACTGGTGAGTTACTGGCAATGGCTCAAGATTGTGAGAAAGTATTCTCAGATGAAGGATTGGAAGGAGTTCTTACTTTTCACGGAGAGAACACAATGATAGCAGATCTCTGGGATATTGCTCTGGAAAAAGAAAACAGACCTGCATTTGAGGAGTACTATAATGCCAAGTGATATTGAAGTTGTAGGTAAAACAGTTAATCGTAAGCCTATATCTTTTGATCCAAAACTTAGTAGAGATAATCCTTCCAAAAGATATAGATCTCTTCTAAAAGAATACAAAGACATGCATGATTCTGGGTATGGTATCTTTAATGGCAGAAGTCTTGTCAAGTATGTAAGTTATATTAAAAATTTTCTGGAAGGTAACAATTGTAAAACCTTACTTGATTACGGATGTGGGAAGGGACATCTTTATATGCAGGAACACTTTGAAAGTGTAACAGATGTTATAAAGGAACCTCTTCCTTATTTCTGGAATCTGGATTCATACCATCTCTACGATCCCGGTTATGAAGATTTTAAAACACTACCTACAGAGAAGTATGATGCAGTTATATGTACTGATGTTATGGAACATGTACCTGAAGAAGATCTGGGATGGGTCATCAGAGAAATATTTTCCTATGCCAAGAAGATGGTCTTTGTAAATGTAGCTTGCTATGAAGCTGTGAAAAAATTCAAAGATGGTACGAATGTTCATGTCTCAGTATTCCATCATCAGGATTGGTTACAATTCTTGGCACATGAAAGTCGCAACCATAAAGATCTTATTATCTATCCTTTCTTTAATGGCTTCTTTGAAGATGATGTTGATCATGTTCTAACGAAAGGATATCAGATAGATAGTTACCCCAGAATAATACAATTTCAAAAGGAGGAGGCAGAAGAATGTTAGGAATAGTAGAATCAGTAGTAGGAGTAGCAGGTAAAGTTCTTGATAAGTTTGTTGAAGATAAAGATTTAAAGAGAAAACTTGAATCAGAACTTAAGTCACAAATTATATCACTGGATCTGGCTCAGGCACAAACAAACCTTGAGCAAGCAAAACATTCCAGTGTGTTTATTGCAGGAGCTAGGCCAGCCATCATGTGGATATGTGCCTTTGGTCTGGGTTGGCAGTTTGTCTTTCAGCCTGTAGCTGCATGGATACTTGCAGTTAGTGGATCAGAACTTATGCTCCCACTTTTTGAAACAGAAGGTTTAATGCCGTTAACTTTATCCTTACTAGGTCTTGGATCTATGAGATCTTTTGAAAAGTTCAAGGGTATACAAAGAAATAATATGAAGTAATGCTTAAGTGGCTTTATAAATTGCAGTGGAGGTTCTGTATCTGGCTAAATAAAAAGCTGTCAGGTACAGGTAACCCTAAATATTTCTCAGGTAAGAAAGATGATAAAGCTGACTGACAACGCAGACATACACCTATCCTCTGTTGTTGCAGAGAATAAGGTAGCTGCTATTCGACTAGCAGTTAACAGCGGAGGATGCTCTGGCTTTACCTATGATTGGCAGCTTGTCACTGAGGAAGAGTTCGATGACATTATCGATGACTTCATTATAGATCTGGATACAGGTAAACTTGTTATCGATAATATCTCCAGTGTTTATGTAGCAGGAATGACGGTGGACTATAAGAAGGACATCTTTGGTCAGCGTCTTATGATTGATAACCCTAATGTAGAATCCATGTGTGGATGCGGAGAAAGTTTTCAGGTATGACTAAATTAATTAAACAAACACCAACTCATACTCTTGATTGGTATATTAAATGGATAGCTTCAATCATACTGGTAGGAGGAGTTATCCTGACCAGCAATAACATCTACCCTCTTAACCTGATGGTTCATGCCATTGGAATGTTTGGATGGTTTATTGTAGCTATCATCTGGAATGACAGAGCATTACTTGTAATCAATGCTGTCTCTCTTGTCTTATTAATTAATGGATTGGTATCTTATTATGTTAAATGATAAACAGGAAAAGTTTGCTCAAGCTTATGTTCTTCACAGGAATGCTACTGAAGCAGCTAGAGCAGCAGGTTATGCAAAAGCATCTGCCTACAATCAGGGATATAGATTACTTCAGTCAGATGAGATTACAGAAAGAATAAAAGATCTTGAACAAGAGCTTGAAACAAATGTTAATGTTATAGAAGAAATAGAAAGTCAGTATACCTATGCCAAAGCAAATGGACATACCAATAGTGCAATCAAAGCTCTTGAATTACTCTCCAGAGTGAGGGGAGCTAACTCAGATGTTAACATTAATCTGGATGAAGAAACTTTAGAAGGTGCAATTGTAGGATGTCTTAACGTTTTAGGAGAAGAAAAGGTATTAGACCTTCTATCTAAGTGTGACTTTACGATTTATGAGGATGATGAGGAAAATGGAGAGCCAGAGAGCGTCACTGAGGGGGGTGTAGAGGAGTCTCTGGACCTACCCCAGCCTGAAGAGGCTACTTCTCCTGTATGAGGCTGTATGGCCCGTAGGATGAAAATCGTGTTTTCACAAAATAGATCTGGAGATATATCAGAACATAAAGCAGTAGTATGGCTATTGGAACAAGGATATGAAGTATTTCGTAATGAATGTTGTTCAGGACCAATAGATATAATTGCTTATAATGTGGAAACTCAAGAAATATTAAAAATAGATGTTAAGACTTGTAGCAGTAGAATAAGACGAGATGGTACAGAAGTAACTGATCTTCCTTATATAAAACAAAAGCAGAGAGAATTAGGAATTAGATTGTTAGCGGTTGATAAAATAAATAATACATTTACATTTATTAATTAGCTATTTATAGCTCCATATCCAAGGTCTGGGATGTATATTACTACTATCCATAGTATCTATGTGTAGAAACCTACCTTCATGTGGTCCTCTTTGAGATACTCCTATGCCAGTGAAGCCATGTTGGATAGCTAACTTCATTAATCTATAGGCAGTCTTACCACTGACCAAGACATCAACTGCTTTACCGTATAAATGTGGAGAGTTTTTAGATCCTCCTATAACCTGATTATAAGATTCATGTCTGTATCCTGAAGTTATGATCATAGGCTGATTAAATTCCCTCCGCAAAGCTTCAAGCTTTTTCATAAATTCTGTGTCCATCTGACATTCATCTGTACCTTTGCACTTAAGTTCTTCAACACTAAAGTACTGCCACATTATTCTTCTTCCTTTTCTTTGGTTGGTGGGGGATGTGTTCCATTATGCATTCGATAGAACCTATCCAGATCTTTTTCAATAGCTGCTAGTCTCATTTCAATAGCTCCATCTCTCTCAGATCTTTCCTTCAGAATTTGAGGAGAGAGTATGTCCTTTGCCATGACATCAATAGAGGATAGAGCAACAGCTTGTCTTGCTTCTACCTTATCTATCCGGGTAAATATTTCTGTTACGTTTTGTTTCATACTATCCAGTTGATTTATAATAGATCTAATGGTAGCTTTCAGGACTCCCCATGTAGTAGCTACACCAGCCAGCACTATCCCAAATGTCAGGAGTTCTCTTGGTCCTAGTTCTAGCATTACCGCACACCAGTTCTACTGCCCACATAGGAACGATAGACATTCATGAGTTCTCTCTGGGCTTCCCTGATAGGAGGTTTCTGTCCTGTTCTTTTTTGGGTAGATATTCCCCATAAATAAACATCTTTCTTTAAAGGCTGTTGAGGAACAAAGACACCCTTCTTAACCATATTATGAAGTACTTTATTATCCAGCCTACTCCCGAATAAACCATTCTCTGTTACTGCATTAATGATTTGCTTATTACTCAGACCTGCACTCTTGGCTTTGGAAATATAGTCAAACATTTCGGTAGCTAAGGCAAACTGTTTTTCCATTCCCTGACTATAGGCATCTACCAATTCATCTACAGAGATAGGACTTCTTTGTTGGTAAGCATTCTTAAATATTTTATCTGTAGCTCCCATATCTCTTTTTAATCCATACAATTTAAAAGATAGAGCCTGACTAATATCATATCGTTCTGGTTTAACACCTGACAAAGCTATCCAAGCATCATCTCGATATCGTTCTCTTCCTTTCTTAGCAACACCAAACTTTTTATCTTGATCCATTAGGTTGTAGGTTTGGTAGATATCCCTAATACTTTTTACTCCTCCCGGTTCAAAAGCTTGCATGAAAGTAGACATTCCATTCGCTATATTTTGACCAGTAGTTTGTGTAACGTCATCAAAGATGGGGTTTCCATAGTCGTCTACATTATTCATAAATTGAGAGATAGCAGACATTACCATTGAAGGACCAAAGGCATCTCGTAAAGGTTCGACAACAGCCCTATAAGCTGCTTCTTCTACTACACCATCTACATATTCTCCACGATTTAAAGCTCTAAATCCTGCCATAATAGGATCTTGCATAGGTGACCAAGGATTAATATAACTAATATTTATTCTTCTTCCTTTTCCTTTCTCATCTGGTTTCCCCATATAGAAGAAGTTAGCTCCCTTATTATACTCCTGTTCAAAGGCTTCTGTTCCAGCTTTTATTGTAGTATCCTGTCCTTCCAAAGTTTCATTCATTCCCCACAATTGAGCCGAAGTAGTGGCTAGTGCAGGAGCAGCACTTTGAGCAGCAAGGAAAGATCCTGCTCTCTTAAGTCCCAGATTTCTTTGGGCTACTCCTTTCAGAGAACCATCTGCATTTCTTTCTCCCTTCTTTATCTGGATACTTCCATCTTTAATATCATTGAAGGCAGACTTAATTATATTCTTCTGTGTTCTGAGCATCTCTGATTTAAAAGCAAGGAAGTCAGCAAAAGGAGCAAGCCTCATACGCCTGATAAACTTAGGCACACCTGCATAATTCTGCATATGTTTATTTACAGCTTCAGCAGCAGCTTCATCTAGTTTAGTTATTTCAATTGGAAGACCATCTGTTGATCTAAGAGTTCTGGTAACTTCTTCTGGATTAACACCTTGATCTATAAGGATCTGTCTGTAGTTTCCCTTCTCATTCATAAAGGCATACTGTTTCCACATATCATCCATTGACTGATAGAATTTAGCAGCAGTAGTATTAGCACTCTTAGCTCTATCTATTAGACTTCTTTCTCCTTTATAAAGAGGAGAGGTAAGATCCCAAAAAGATTCTTGTCCAGCATCCTTCATAGCTCCCCTGAATGATCCTATATCTGTACCACTCTGTATAATACCCAGAGCTAGTCCTCTTTCCATATCAATGTTAAGAGCTTCATTAGATTTAAGATACATTCCTCTGAAGACTCTGGGAATTTCTTTCAGATGTTTAGGGTTCAGGTATCCTGCTCCAAGAGCCATCCATCCACCACTAAGGAAGTTTCTGGCTGTAGATGTTACACTCCAGATTGTTTTAGCTGCTCTGGAATGTCCTTGCAACATCAGGTATGTCTGTATAGATTTAGGAAAAGATATTGCCATTTCGTTTCCATTGGCAATAAAGGCAGCGACTTCTTTTGTACCATACATTTGATCGCCCTCCTTTATTCCTGCCAGAGGTTTCACTATACCTGCTGCTTCCTCTAAAGGTTGTACTACTCCTTTTGTGGGTGGAAGGCTCGATCTTAATGGAACTGTTATTCCTTCTGAAGGAAGTTTACGAGTAGCTGTTCCTGCTATGTCTCCCAGTTTAATAGCATCTGCAATTTGTTTTTCATACTTAAAGTCTTCAATAGTCTGAAACACTTTCATTGCTGTATTGGCATAATTTGAAACAGGATTATCATATTCTCCCATCAACTCACGTATCTCTTTTGGAATATCTTGCCTTCTCTTTAAAATATCAGAAGCATTATCATATAAACTATTTTTCTTATTGTATTCTTTAGAAAATACAGTAATTAAATCTGATTCATCATTCATTTTAAGAATATCAGTAATTACATTATCTACATAACCATCTGTACCCATATAGGATTCAAGGATCTGCTTATCTTCTACTGTTCTTTGTGAAGCATTTTTCTTTAGGACAGCCCCAAGTGCCGGGTGACGAGAAGCAGCCTGTAATTTAATAAAATTTCTGGCTCTCTCTCTTATTTTAGCACCTTCATCTGTTTTATTTAAAAACTTTGTCCACTTAGGATTATCATGCATCTGATACTTACGAGTAACATAGAGAGTAGGTTTACCTGTATCAGTCATGGAAGCTACAATCTTGGCTTCAAGTTCTTCACCTGCTTTTCCTTCTTTTATAATTCCTAATTTTTTTCCAGTTGTAGGATCTTCCTCAACCAATTGCCTTTGAAGAAATTTAATTTGTTCCCTCATTTCTTTTATTACAGTAGCAGTTTCTGGAGCTTCACTTTCAAGCTTGGCAAGTTGTGTTGCATCTCCTCTGAAGGCATCATCTAATACCTTATTTAATTCTTTAGGAATTTTTCTTAAAGGAAGTTCATAATTCTTTTGAATAGCTTTAGAATACTTTTTTAATAATCCTTCTACATTTCTTTCAATGGCTCTAAAGGCAGAATCCTTTCTGGTTCTAGCTAATTTTACAGCATTATTAGTACCCCCATCATCAAAAAATTCTCCTTTAAATTTAGCTACAATTCTTTCTCCAACTTTTCTTTGATCTCCTATTCCGCTTCCTTCCTCTGTTACTTCCTCTGTAATCTTTCTTCCTACATACTTTCCTCTTTGTCCTTTTACAGGTTCTAGTACAATACCTTCATTTTCAAATGTATCTTGTACAGTTACTTCCCTTTCTACATGTCCTTTACGAGCATTAGTTCTCCACTCCCTCCTTTGTTTGGGAGTCATATCCTTCCATTCATCTGTCTTTTTCATTTCCCTTAATTCATCAGCCAAATCTTTTCTGGATTTAGATACATCTACAGTTACTGTACCATCTACTTCTAACTTATCTTTTACTTCGTTTACTTTAGTTATAATATTATTAGGAGTATCTTTTGATCCTATAAGTATGGAAGCCTCACTTACCTTCTGGACCTCTCCTTCTGGTCCTTCCCATCCTGCCTTCTGTAAGGCTGACTTTCTCCCTATCTTTTCAGCGAGTCTGGTAAGCCCTCCTCCCATAACTCCCCCAAATAAAGCACCTGCTCCAGCCATTGTTGCCATCTGACCATAATCAAAATCAGTCTTATTGGCTATCTCCATAGCCTGTTCGTAACTTGCTCCTTCATTAACAGCTTCAACAAATTTCATTCTGTCTACATCCAGACCAAGATCTAAAGCTTGTTGACCTATATCTTCTGCTGTCATATAAGCAGCACCTTCTACTGCTCCATATAGTCCTGAGTATTTAGCAGTTGTTTTAGCAGCTTCCTTTCTGGCTTTTCCTAGAACAGCTTTCTTTATTCCCTTTGTTGATCCTTTCTTGGATGCCTGTTCAGCCAGCTTTGCACTAACTCCTTTCTTTATAAGGGCATCTTTCAGATTATTTTTATAAAGAGTTTTACCTAGAAAGTTAAGTCCTGCTCCAGCAGCTACCTTACCACCAAATAAGAGAGGCGCACCAATACCAGTAGCTATACTAAGTAGAGTAACAGGATCTGTTAAGGTATGATATAGACCTCTTCCAAATTGTGACCAATCTGTAGCTGTATCTGAGTATTGAGTTGTGGATTCCAGCCAAGCTTTCTTCTGTTCCTCAGTTAGCTGATCCATATTATAGGCTGTCATACCCATATTGGTAATATCCCAATTGAGTTTTGAATGTCTATCCTTCATCCAATCAGAGAGAGCTTTCTGAGAACCTTTCCACTTCTCTCCTTCTTCAGCTTGATAGATTATGGCAGCATTACTCAGCCACTGTTTGTTAGTGTCGAGTACATCTTCATCCATTTCGTCTGGAGTTTCTACAGGTTCAACCTCTGTTGTGGTAACAGCTTCACCCCATTGAGTATAATCAATAGGTTTAGTTTGTTGTTGAGGTTGAGGTTGGGTTTGTTTTTGTGTATCAACAGCTTCACCCCATTGAGTATAATCAATAGGTTTAGTTTGTTGTTGCTCTACAGCTTCACCCCATTTTGTATAATCTATTTGTGGAGGCATTATTCTACCTTATGGTAATTGATTTCCAGATGAATCCCAAGCTTTTCCAGAAGTTACATCTACCCAAATATATTGATTACCTTGCTTTCTTTGCTGAGTATTAGAAGGAACTCCTTGTGGTCTAGGAGGAGGTGTAGCACTACTTGCTTGTGTAGTAGCACCTGCTGGTGGTATTACTTTATGTACAGCTATAGCCTGACTTGTTTGAGTCATACCACCTGCAATTGCTGTCTCTAAAAATAATCTTTGTCGTTTGTTTACTTCGTCAATATATTGTTGTAATGATGGATCACTCTTCAATATAACATTACCATTTCCATCTCTAACTTCATCATCATCACCAAGTGTCCAATTAAACATATCTGCAACTCCACGTCTAATTTCTTTCATTTTATCAGTAAAGTTAACAGGTTTACCTCCTCCTGTTTTACCTTTATTTTGAACATCCAATAATTTAGCCATCATTTCTACTTTTGTTAATTCACCACGTTCAAATGCTGTCATAGCTGCTATCTCAGCTAAGGCTGCTGTTTTGGTAGCTCTATCCATATTGGCAAGTTCTTTAGTGAAGCCATACTTATCGACCAGAAGTTTAGCTTCTTGTAAGGATTCTTTATTAATCTCTGCAAGCTCTTCACTTCTGTTTGTCTTACGATCAGTTCTAGCTTCCTTATATTTTGCTTTGGCAAGTTCTCTTAATTCTTTCCCTTGTTCCTTACGTCTGGTTCCTATTCCCTTTACACCAACATTCATTATGTCAGTTAACCATTGAGCTATTGTTCCTCCACCTTGTTTTATTTGCCTTTGGTTGGCTTCATCCATAGCTCCTGCAATAATGTCTGCATTATTACCAGACTTAATAGCTTTTTCTTGTGCTGCAAAAAACTCTTCAGAAGCTTTTTTATCAGCCTCATTAAACTCTGCTCGTTTAGCTTTATTTTTTGCATTCATTCTTTTCTGTAAAGTTTTTAGTTTAGTTTGGTAATCTGTAAAAGATTCGGTCATCTTTGTTTTACTAAAGCCTTCTTCTCCACCTATCCTTGTCCTAGCTTCAGTAACTGTTTCAGAGAAATTTTTTCCACGACCTGAAAGAAAATCTTTCCCTAAACTTTGTATTGTTCGATTAACTATATCTGTAGTATCTATACCACCACCGGGAACAGTAGCTGCATTAACTGCACTACCAGCAGTAGTAAATGCTCCCTGTTGTCCATGTTGAGCAATCCTTCTACCGGGACTTTGACCTCTAGGTTGAGTTAGAGTAGAAACACCAGCAAATTGTCCCGGCTGACCACCTCCTTGTACTACACCTCCTGTTAGACCAAATCCTGATTCACTAGGAGTTGCCTTACCAATTGTAGGACGTTGTTGCCGCCTAGCTAATACATTAGTTAATTGACTTACAGGTATAGTACTACCTTGTGTAGCTTGTTGTATAGCTCCTGCTTGTGTTTGCATTAAAGAAGGATGCATAGCAGAAAAGGAACCTGCTCTAGTAGGTCTTCCTCTACCTAAGAATGTTCTTCGTCCATATTTTGGTCTTACTCCTTGACCCTGTTGCCTGTATATTACAGGACCACCATTAGCTAACTGACTTAGACCTCCTCCATGTTTAAAGAAAGCTCCTCCAAATCCAACATCCGCACCAGTTAATCCACCCCATCCGGGAGCATCTGGTTTATCATCAGATCCTCTTAGTTTTTCCTGTGCTTGTATTGTATTCCAATAATGATCCCTATCTTTCTGTTGTTGTGCTGCCTGTTGTTCTGGAGTTAGTATTGTCTGAATAGGATTTGGAGGTGGTAATTTTCCTCCTAAAGCACCCGGACTTAAATCACTATATGTTGGAGGATAAGCAGGACTAGCAGGAGGACCGTCATCTTGCTTTCTCCAAGTAGCTATCTCTCTTAACGCTCTATTAAATTCTTGATCTCGTTGTCGTCTATCATATTCTTGTCTGTCTACATCTCCTAGTCTTGTCACACTCTGATCTCCAGTTCCCCAAGGAAGTCCTCGTGTCATAGGTTGTGAAAGAGGTAAAGGAGATGCTGGTGGAGGTAGTTCTTGTTGTAAGGGAGATGGTTGTGTTGGTGGAGGCGCACCATCTGTAATTTCATCACTACTTTCAACTTCAATCTCTTCACGTACCTCTTCAGGATAATATAAACCTCTTTGATCTTCTCCTCCTTGTGTATAATATCTTCCATCAGATCCTTTCATCATTAGTTGCAGTCCTGATGGAGTTTCTTTATATTCAGCATAAGCATCATTCCAAATTCCAGTCTGCCCTCCTCTTGCTCTACCTATTACAGGTCCACCTTCTGCTTTATTAGACCAGATTTTAGAAGCATCAAAACCACCCGGACTAAATCCACCACCCATTCCAAATACATTCAGACCAGCTAATCCCATTCCCATTATTTGCTGACCTGTACTAGGAACAAAAGGAGTTCCTGTTGTAGTATCTGTTTGAGTTGTTAAACCAGCCATAGGATTAGCATAAACCATTCCTGAGTAATCAGATAATGTTTGTTTTGGGAATTGTTTTTCTTCAAGGAATCTATAGTAAGCTTCATCAAGTGCTGACTGACCTAGACCTCTCTTCTGTTCTCCTACAGTTTGTAATGCTCCTTGTTCTGCTAGTCCAGCTTGAAATAAAGCAGGTCCAATTTTTCCTACATCTCCAGCCATCTGTCTTTCTCTGGCTTTCTGAGCCTCAAATCCCATACGAGCATCCTGAAATGCTTGCTGTTGTCCTTTTGCTTCTATATCAGCAAGAAGTATATTTTGATTTCTTTGGAGTTCTGCTGCCTGTACTCCTGCTCTTGTACCTAATCCGCTAAGACCACCAGCCTCTACACCACTAGCTTCAAACCTTGGCATGGTATCACGTTCAAAAGTTCTTTCTGCTTCCCTCTTTTCAATGTCGGTAACAGCCCTCTGGTAAGGAGACATATACTCTTCGGCAGCTTCGGGTGTAAACTTCTCTGCACCAGTACGATATGTTTCTACAGCTTCTTCTAAAAAGGGAGTTGTTGTACCTGCCAGACCAGCAATTCCTGCCATTGCAGCTTCTTCTTCAGCAGTTAAAGGAGCTATGGTTTCTCCTGTATAAGGATCATAACCTCTCTCTATTTCTGCTTTATATAAATCTTGTGCTTCTCCTAGTATCTCTTTTACAAAAGGAGATATTTCTTCTGGAAGTTTTTGAGATTGTACAACTGTACTAGTCTTTGGTTGACTTCCCTTAATACCAAATAATGAAGATAAAAAACCCATTGCTTACACCCTTTCTATCATTGGCCTTAGAGCAGCAAGGCCATTAATTTCATTAGGCTGTTGGTTTGTACCATATGCCTTTTCTCTAACATTTTCTACAACCTTATCCATTACATCTGCTCCTTCATCTGGATTCCCATTACCCAGTGCTGCCATTGTATAACTATCAACTACATATTCAGTAGGACTTACTGCCAATGTAGCTACTTGTTCTTCCCCTTCTTTAATTGGCATACGAACATTATCTTCCATGCCATGTCCATCTCCCGGTACTCTTCCTGTAAACTCACCACCTGCTGCTAACTGCATAAGACCACCACCAGAAGCAGCTTGTGTAATATCTCTTGTTTCTTCAAGCATTCCTGTAAGTAATTTATTATTCTTAATCATTTTTTCTAAAGCTTTAGCTGCTATTGAATCTCCATCAGGTAATGTAGCTGTCAGCATTTCATTTAAATTTTGTTTAACATCCATAGACATAACTTCATCAGGAACAAACTGAGGTATAGGAGCTTGTCCTCCCATCCCTCCTGTAGCACCTTGAGGAGGAGCAGCCTGAAGTCCTTGTGGACCTCTAGCCATTTCTAAAGCACCCATAGGATTAGATTTAGCTTCCTGTTGAAAAGCCATTGCTTGTCCTGTTCTTCCCATTCTCTCAAGAGCCATATTTATATCCTACCTGTTGTAACTGATTACTTGCAAAGTTACTACTATCATCCTTAAAATTATTAATATTATTATAATCAGACTTAATTTTTTTAAACTGATCTTGTACCTTCTGCTGCATGGAGTACCTACTCTTATCTAATATACTTCCTCCATATAAATTACGTATATAAGTATTACTAGGATTATGGATAAATTTCATATGTTCTGCTGTTGTTTTCATTAATTTAAATCCTGCCAAGATGTTTCTGCTCCAAGACTTACATACCCTCTAAACTTTCCACTACTCGCTGAGTAAGTTATATCTCCCTTCTTAGGTCTACCTATACTGGTAATTGTAACTATGCTCAGTATATTTGTAGATGGTCTATTTTGTTCATCCAAATCCCTACTATCCAGTTCATTAATTAATACTGATCCCCATCTTTGTATTTGTTTGTACATTGACAGGAGTTCTTGATCATTTAATCTTTTTGGAAGAGCAGGATATCTTGCCATTATCTTCCACCGTCTCCTTGTAATGCCAGCCTTACAGATCCCCATCTCCAACTGGCATTGTTAGAATCACAAGATACCCTAATCTTCGCTTGCCTTCCTCTAGCTCTAAAATCTACTTTATTGGTTGTATTGGTTATATCAAACTCTTTTGTTACAGACTCAGTACTTTCAGGAAACTGTTTACTTGTCAGATGTAGCTTGATCTTACCTGTACTTAAATCAAAGTCAGGTATAATTCTACTCATATACATAATGGCATTACCATCATCTACATCAAAGTCAGCAGACTCTACAAAAGAAGTTAGTGTTGCCCCATCCCCATCAAACACTCCTGCTGGTTCATTATCAAATAAGAAGTTTCCTGTAGTAGTAGCTCCAGTAGTTATTGTATTTCCAAAGACTTCTCTATCTTTGAAAGTTGTAAAGAATGTATCTCCATATACCCAGTAGTTTTCTTCAGGAGAAAAGATTACATAACTATCACATTCTGTTGCAGTACTGGAAACATAAAGCCATATAATTTCCTTAAACTCCGAATTAATTCCTGTATATACTTTATCATAATAGGTTGTATTCAATCTATCAAAGACAAACCTTCTGACTGTGCAATCCAGTACTTCTACCTGTCCTGTATTGGCATAGAAGTTATCAAATCCCATCCAGTAAGTCACACCATTATAGTCAATCCCTGCATGTGGTCCTATCATTCCACAGTTCGTTCCTGCCTGTTGAAACTTAAAGGTAAAAGGAGGACCAGCAAATTCCATCAGCCATAGAGAGTTGTCTGTCCATACATTAATAGCATTCTTTGACCTGACTGCTCCTACAATACGAGTACCGTCTGTCAGGACAACCTCACCTGCCGTAGAACTTACTGAAGGAACCCAATTAGTTCTATTATCCTGATCAGACCATCTGACCAGCATAGGATTAAATGTTCCGCTTACAGTAGCAGTAGGACTAAATTCATTAGCTCCCAATGCAACAACATGTCTGTCGTTTGGAGAGACAATCACAGAGTTTACACTAATAGGAGATGTCGTTACAGTCGTTGCTCTCATGGGCGTAGTGGAAAGAGCAGTCTCAAAATAAAATATATTACTTCCCCTACGATTTAATAAGACATCTTCTCCCCAGTTATCCATACTCCATTGCGCTATATCCAAAGCCAGATCAGTAGCATCTGCTGAAGCTTCAATATCCCAAGCTCTTCCTGATCCTCCTCCATCTGTCTGTTTATAGATCAAGGCTGTCATATTAAACCCTGATGTTACATCTCCACTGGAACTGGCATTCGCTCCTGCACTTACAATAACCTGTGTACCATTAACAGATACAATAGTAAACTCTGGACCTCCTGCTGCTGACTTGGTTAGATTTAGATTACCGCCTATGGTAGCCGCCACAGAATCTATGGAAGTATTTTGAAAAACTACAAAATCATTAGCCACACCACCATGAGCAGAAGCACAGGAAACAGTAACAAGCGCATTACCACCAGTAGCTGTAATCTTGCTAAGACCCACTGAAACAGGATCTGCCGCATTGTAGTCAGAAGCTCCATATCCTACTCCTTGTGTAGCTACACTTGTTCCTGTAGCAATATAATAATTAAAGCTGGCTGACCCTGCCTGAGTAGAAGTAGCTGCTGCATTACTCGTAATAGATATTGTAAAAACATTTATATCTACAATAGAAGTAATCTGATATATATTTCCTGTAAGACTTACATCACTTCCAAAAGTAGCAGCCGAAGTAAATAAAACCCAATCATTCTTTTGTCTTCCATGTGACCCATCAGAACAGCATACTCTGGTTGTTCCTACACTTGTACCAAAACAGTTAGTCAGGGTTACAATCGTAGTAATAGGAGTAATATCAGTAATAGAATCTCCATTATTTTCATATACCTTATCAGGCGTACCGAAGATAGACCTCTTCTTATTGCTGTTATCTTTCCATGCAATCAGATCTCTGGCAGAACCATCAAAAGAAGCAGAAACTTTTGTCTGGTATCCTCTTATATTCTCTGGTCTACCAGCACGAAACCTTACACGATTTCCATCAAACCAGTTTCCTTCTTCAGCATACTGGGTAGTTTCCCTATTAAACCCTTGATTGAAATCAAATTTTGCAAGCTTGGCGGTCATATATTATCTCTTAAAGTCTAGTAACATTACTGCATCAATTGTAGTTGCACTTCTAGCATTATAAATTAAAAGATCTACAGCAGAAGCAGCAGTTGTAGCAACAGGAACAGAACCTTCAGAAAATCTCCAAGCGGCATTATAACTTAAAGTTCTATCTCCAGTACCATCCTGTACTACATATATACTTCCTGTTTGTCCTGCCAGAGCATTACTGGGAGCCGCCAGTGTTCTATTACCAGCTAAAGTTACCATAAATGTATTAGCAGTATTAAAATCTGTAGTAATTGAAGCAGCATCTGTAAGAGTTGTTATGTGAGATTTAACAGCACCTGCTAAAGATACTAATCCATCCATTCTAACTGCTGATTCCATTCTAACTGCACTGGTAAAGATAACCGAAGCTGTAAATGTTTTCTCTGCTACAATAGAACTGGATACGGAAGTTCGTACATATCTTATATCAGCTAGGGATGTATCAGGAATATTTGTAGCACAAACTCCTACATCTTTTGTAGCTACTGTGCCTAAACCGGGGATACCAGCAGCATTAAGAGAAAATACAGATGTTCCATTAGTAAGAAAATAACCTATTCCTCCTGTAGGCACAGTTACACCAGCATTACCAGCTACTCTTAAAACAACAGCATCACTAGCAGTTGTATTAGCTGAAACTACATTCCTAATTGCATAAGTTTTTGGTGAATTAGGTATAAGAACAAAAATAGAAGTAGCTACTCCCCCTACTGAACCTTTAAGTTCCAGTATGGCAGAGCGAGATTGATCTGAATTTCCCAGATTTTCAGTAAGGGTAACAGTAGCAGCAGATCCTATAGAAACTGTAGTATAAGATGCTACAGCCTGATCAACAAGGCTAATAACATTATTGAGAACTTCGCCCCATGTATTTGGATTGTCTCCATCCCCTTGTTTAGTCAGGCGAAGATTTGTTGTATATGTACTAGCCATTTATCTTACTCCCATATCCTTGCACTTGTATCCTTTTTAATAGACTTCTTAGGACTTAATATTCCCGGCATTCCTGAGAAATAGATACAGGATACACCTGATATATTAGTTAACATAGATGTCCAAATCCCATCCTCTTTCAAATATACTTTAAATATATTAGATTGATCTACAACCCCTGTAAATACTATCTGTTCATTTTTAAATACTTTAGTCATCTCTTTTGATGGAGCGCAATGCGCTCTATGAGTTGTCATTATAGTTCCTAAAACTAATTCAGATTTTTGTTCCTGAGAATATGCAACTCCAGAAATAAAAAAAAGTAAGACATTTATTATTAATATTTTTTTAAACATTATTCCTCCAGTTCAGGCCAATCATAAAGTATTCCGCTTTTTTTACCGTCCTTATCGTGACTTATAAAAAGAGCGGCAACTGCATCAGTATCAGTAGCACTGTCAATAGCATTTTCCATCTCCGTAGCTTTGGCACGTATAGCATTGCGCCATGTTTCAATATTAGCAGGAACATCTGTTCCAGTATCATAGTGTCGTATGTATGCCCAATCAGTTCGACTTAAAAGAGATCCTTGTTGAGCTTTAACATCATTCTTCATGGTAGATTTAAGACCCAGAACAAGATTTTCTCCAGAACCACTGTCATTAAGATCTTTTGCAGTAGATGTTATCTTTCCATCACCATCCATTGACCACTCATATAACCTTGAATCAGGAGGAGTATCAGGAATTATTTCTACTACTCCTCTTTCTTTTTTTTCAGCACTAGACCAAATATTCCAGTTTTTTGGATGCCTGACTCCTTCATCGTTTTTCCATCCTTTCCCCGGAAATATTTCTTTGTCTTTGTACTTAAACATTTATATTCTCCTATTAAGATAATTCAAATTATGCAGGTCCAAATGAACAGACAGACATTGCGAATCGATTCGTACTAGCATTCGGATCACAGGTAATTGTTATCCCCGACTGCACTGTAGAATATTCTTTACTGGCTCCCGCTGAATTTTGTTCGGTAATTGCATCATAGTAATCATCGTCAACACCCGTCCAAGCTGTTACTCCAGTGGCAGTATTGAACTGAGCAGCAGCAATAACAAAACCATTTGCAGGACAATCGATTGTGGTTGTCATGGGATCGCTTGAACCATCGCCATCAGTGTCGTTAGCAGAGGCAGCAGCTCCATAACAAGCATAGATACCAATGCCAAGTCGATAACCAGCCGCAGATAGTGTAAAAGCCACTGTTCCACTAGTACCAGTAGGAACCGCAGCTTGCCACATTTCAGAAGAGTAACCTCCTTGAGCAGCATTCGCTTGGAATTTAATTAAAGATGCTGTCACCCCACCAATCGTCATACCTGAAATAGCCCCAGACGCACCGCTGTTAGTTGCCAGATTTACAGCTACAATAATTTTTCGATCTGTCTTAGCAGTACCAAAATCCTGTGATGTAAAAGTATACGATGTATTCCCTGCTACTGCATTTGTTGAACTTTGTGTAAATGTCGCTGTAGCAGGAGCAGCAATAGTACTAGCCGCTGCCATTAACAAATTATTCTGAAACATTTTTAACCATACTCCTGTGATAAGATTGCCTGAATGTTATCACCAGCACCATCACTTGATACTGATGCAACTATATAATCGAGTCTATCTACTGCTCCATTAGAAGTAGAGAAAGTTGGATCAGTAGCTGCTGGGAATTTCCAAGCAGCATTCCAAGAGAGAGTTCCACTTCCTCCTGACTGTACAAAAAAGATACTTCCTGTTTGTCCTACTCTAGCATTTGTTGGTTGTGCCATTGTATGTGCTGCTGTAACCGTAGTCAGAAAATTCTGTGCTGTTCCAAAATTAAGGGATACAGAAGTTATTCCATCTATTGCTGTTGCATGTACAGAAGCTGCTGCTGATTTAGAGAGAGCTATTTGTCCCAAGAATGCCGCATTACCTGATACAGTGGCTGTTCCTGCTACATATAGGTTTCCTCCTATGGTAGCATTACCTACTGAGATATTACCTGCTACAGGGACTCCAGTTATATTAGACCCGTCTCCGAAGAAAGCAGAAGCACAAACCTTGCTACTTACATGAACATCACCCTTTACGGTTACATTACCTCCCAGACATACGTTTCCTAATACATCAAGTGTACCTCCAATAGTCGTATTACCGCTTACCCGGACTGTTCCCAGAAATCCTGCTGCTCCAGATACAGTAGCAGTATCAGACATTACTACAGCCGCCTCCAGACTAGTAGCCCCAGATACTCTAAGAGTTCCCAGAAAACCTGAGTTACCAGTAATAGTGGCAGTATCAGTCATTACTACAGCACCTTCAAGAGAAGTAGCTCCAGCTACTCTAGCTGTTCCAAGAAATCCTACATTACCTGATACAGTAGCTGTAGATTTAAGAACTGCTGCTCCTGTAATACTTGTTGTCCCACTCACATAAAGATTACCAGCTATGGTAGCATTACCTACTGATATATTTCCACTAATTGGAATACCTGTAATATTTGAACCATCTCCGAAGAAAGCACTAGCACATACTTTACTGCTTACATGTACATCTCCTTTTACAGTTACATTTCCTCCCAGACATACATTCCCAAGTACATCCAGAGTACCTCCAATAGTTGTATTACCACTAACTCTAACTGTGCTTAGAAATCCAGCAGCCCCACTTACAGTTGCTGTATCTTTCATAACAACAGCCGCTTCTAAAGAAGTAGCTCCAGATACTCTTACTGTTCCTAGAAAGCCAGTAGCTCCACTTACAGTTGCAGTAGAATGTAGAACCGTAGCACCAGTAATACTTGTTGTTCCGCTTACATAAAGATTACCAACAACTGAGGCATTCCCTACACATATATTACCTCCTACAACACCCGAAACACCTGTAAGATTAGACCCATCTCCGTAATATGTGGATGCACATACTGTACCTGCTACTTCTAAGTTTCCATCTATCTTTGCTTGATTAGTAGCAAGTTTTAATGCTGTATTAACTCCATTACCTGATTGTATATTAGTCAGAGAAGTTGTAATTCCCCCATTAGATGCACTGGAGTTAACCTGTAGTAAATCCTTATAGGTATTGGATATTAGTGTTCCTGTTAAATCTGTCATATCTGTTGCCAAAGCCTTTCTGTCTCATCCCATTTAGTGGAAGCATTATTCCATGCAATACTTCTGCCGCCAGTGTCTGGTCTGGGATTTCTAATAGCAGGGTTATCTTTTACTCTTGGTATTTTATTCTGAGGATTATTCTTTAAATCATATTGTCCTTCAAAGTCTTGAGGGCATACCAACATTCCATAACTATTCAGTCTCATGACTCTATGCGGATAAACAAACCCACATGTATCACACATTGCTAATGCTCTTCGTTGTGTTGCCATAGAACTCTAGTTCCTCTAATTATAAAATGTCAGTCTGGGCAGAAGATAAATACTAGCTCTTTCTCTGTCTTCTTCCATTGCCCTTCCTAATATCTCCTCATAGTTTGCCTTTAACATTGCAGTTTTAGTAGCTTCTACTCCCGGCCTTTTCATAGATAAGTAATAAGCCAGACCACAGGTAAGTGCAGGTAAAAATCTTTTAGGGGTATCTGCATTCTGTATAGCAGATTTATTTACATCTTCTAGTTCACTTACAATTTCCATCCTAAGAATATCAGTAGAATTTTCTGGTATAGGCCATATAGACATGACAGGATTATCTCTCCCTCTCCTTATACTATACTGGGAAGCTCTTCCTGTCTGAGTTTTTGCTGGGATAAGTAAGTATTCTTCAGGAGTAATTCTGGTAATTTTAATATCCGTATTATCTCTGCGAGTTGTAGCTTCCAAAACATTAATTGTAGAACTACTTAAAGAATAGTCGGCTACGGAAGCAGCTACTGTAACAGCCGTAGTACTTGTTGTCCAGAGAAGAACACCTCTATTCTGCCAATCTCTCAGCATCAGGTTAATAGAACGTCTGGCTGTAGCTGGAGTATGTCCTAGTGTATTTTCACCACCAATCATTTCGGTAGCTTCTTGGATTATCTCGTCTATATCCAGATTAAAGTTATATGTACCTGATACTGCCATATTATGTACTCAATTTAACTGTTCCGCATACACCTGCATCAGCAGATCCATTCATTGAATAGATTTTCAAAGTAACTTTTGTCGTTCCAAGCATTGTATGAATATCAAAATCTACTTCCTGTCCAGTAGGTACGTTATCATATTCTTTTTCCCATTCAGGATCTGTATCTGAAGAACACTTAACCTCCCACATATAATTATCTGGGGATGTTATAGTTCCTTTAGCATCTACTGTACTGCCAATAGTTGTATACTTTTTGCTTTCTTCCCACTCACCATTAGAATCAAGACAAAAGTTCATAGTCTCCGAATCAGACATCATACCATCTGGTAATTCATTATCCCAAACTTTAGGAAAGGGATGTGTCATATTACTTCCTTTCTATTCCATATATTCTGTAGGTGCGCCCCAATCAGAAGGTCTGCAATTACATTCATCACATTTACATATTTTACCATCTTCATGAAAAGAACACATCATATCGCAATGACAGGGGTGTTCGCAATGTATGCAAACATGACTTATCGTTTCCACTTTCTCTATGTACCAATTTCTTTAATTCTTATTTCAGCATTTTTAATATAAGAGGAAAACATATTGGTAAGAATAAAAGGGAATATGCCATGTATTATTAATCCTATCATTACCAACATTCCTCTGATACTTTCAAACCATGTAAACCTAAGATGTTTAATGTAATTTAATTTAACATCTTTTAAATGTTTATAATCAATCATAGTATCTCCTATTCTGCTTTACTGCCATAAGTATACCTAAATTTTAAACATATATAATTAGAAAGATCTTGAAAATATTCATTAAAAGTTTTGTAATCTTCTTCTTTTGGTTTAGAAATACTATAGTCTATTAATGAATAATCATCAAGACCTTCTCTAACAGACTTCTCGTAAAGTTCTTTATTAATCGTAAGAGGAAGCAACTAAAGAAGATCCAGAACGATTTATCTTTCCTTTACCTTTACCCTTACCGGGCTTACCATAGGATTCATTTCGACTTGCTTTAAGTTGTTTCTTGGTCCTTTTCTTCTTGACCCTCATCGCAATCGATTCATCTTTCCGGGCTTTATAACCTTGTTTTTTCTTACCTACTTTACCACCACCTTTATGGTGAACCATCATTCCAGTTTCAGGATCTTTTCTTGTTAATCCTAATACATCTCTCCATTCATTTTCTGTATAACCAGCTTCCTTCCAATCAAATTCTTTTGTCTTTGGTTTCTTAGTTACTTTTTTACGAACAGCAAGTGCCTTATTAAGCCTATTAATAAGTTTTGAGTCAGGAGTTCCAGCTTGTCCAAGATTTTTCTTCATCTGATTTATTTGTGGAATTGTATAAGCCTTATGAATATCTGTAGCAGATTTTCCTTGTAGTTTTCTCCGAATACCAGTAGGTTTCTTTACAGGTTTCTTTACAGGTTTCTTTACAGGTTTCTTTCGTAACAGACGCTCCCTCACCTTAGATGCTGGAAGGACTTTTCCTGTAGCTCTAAAATAATCTTGGCTCTCCTTATTAAAAGCTATAGCTTCTTCATGTTTATTTTTAGCTACTACAGGTTTCTTTGCTACTACAGGTTTCTTTACAGCTTTCTTTTTAGGACTTACAGCCTTCTTTACTTTACTTATTAAACCTTTAATAAACTTACCCCCTTTAGCTTTTACCATACCACCCCCCTTTCTAACAGTCAATCCTAATGCCCTAGCTTCTTCTGCTGTAGGTAAAGCTCCTCTACTACCTAATCCCATTTCTTCAGCTACCATTGATTGAGGAGAAGCAAACTTACCTGTAGTTTTAATACTACGTTTACCTTTTTTATCTACAACCATTTTAGCTTGACCAGTTTTAATTAACTCACGAATGCGTCTTTTAGAATAATTTCTAATCTTTGGATCAATCTGTTCTTTAGAAGGAAGAACATAGCTTCCTCCAGCAGTTAATTTAATACGATCAGGTTCTTCACCTTTAAGAACTACACCTTCTCTTTGTAATTTAGCTTTTCTTTCATCTACTTCAGATCTTTTTATAAGGCTTTTTCTTTGTGCTTTTTGTTTTCGAGTTAAACCTTTTGTTGAACCTTGATCTTTTGCTGTAGGAGTAGGTTTAGCTTTGCCCTTACCTAAACTTTCTAAAGAAGGATAAGTCTTTTTCTTAGTCGTTGCAGGAGCAGCAGTAGGAGTTTTTAATTCTACTTTAGCAGCTTTCCTAAATTCAGTAGGAGACATATTATTTTTATTAGCTGCTTTTGTTATAGCTGCTTTTTCAGCTTTAGATAATCTTCCTCTTTTACCTAAAGCTTTCTTAGTTAAGTCAGTTAAACCTCGTACAACACTCATAATTAAGCCTCCCCGTAAGTATCTACTTTACCAGTAGGAGCTATTTCAAAAGACTTACCTTGCGGATAAGCTTCATCTACAACGACATCGTGTGGTTTCCCAACAATAGATGGTCCTTTTCTGGCTGCACCAAATCCTTGTCCAGTAGGCTTACCAAGTATCTTGTCTAATTTTGGTGGACGTTCCAATAATGTATGTGGTCCTAATCCCATTTTAAGCTCTCCTCTTCTTCTTCCGTAATTTCTTTAATGTTTTGGCAAACCTAGCTCTTTGTCCTAATTTACCGGGAGCTTTTGCTGCCCTATTTAAAACTGACTTAGGGATAGTCTTTCCCTTCTTAATACCAAGGGATGCACGTAATGCTCCCGGTTTCTTAATAGCCTTCTTGATATTTAATTTCTTTTTCTTTCCCGGTTTCATAATCTGTTGCCTTATGCTTGATCTATTAATCATAGCCGTGATCTACTACCTGACCGCCTGTCATACGATAGGTAATTTTCCCACCTTTCTTCATATACCTCTTACGCCTAGCCTGAGACATTGTACCTGCTCTTGCCATTTCTGCTGGATATAAACCTTGTCTGGTCATTCCACCACCTTTAAGACCTAATGCTTTCTCTGCTTCTTTCATAGCTGCTTCATTCGCTTCCTTTTGAGAAACTTTTTGTACTGGTTTTCTTTTCTTTGGTTGTTTTTCTTTTATAATAGAATCAAAAGGAGTTTCCTTACCTTCCATAAATTTCTTTTTTTCTGCTCTTTTAGCTGAAGGTGTAAGATCATCCCATTCTATTTGAAGAGCTTTTTTACCACCTCTTGCTCGTACCTTTGCTCTAGCGATTTGTTGTTTTTTTCTAGCTAATTTAGCACTTTCTTTAGGAGATATACCAGAATCAATATCTGCTCCTGCCTTGCGTCCTTTTTGATATCTTGGTGCATCTGACATATCTCCTGCTCCTGCCATCTGTTTAGCACCTTTTACTATATCTCTAAAAATTTTTGACTTTGCCATTGATTTTCTCCCTAACTAGATTTTAAGATGACTGTATCAGGACCACCAGCAGGTGAGGCAGCAACTGCCATATCGTCCTGTCTAGTCCTTCTAGCCTGATTACGTAATGCTTCTACTGCTGTTTGATATTGTCCTTGCCATACTGGAAGTGTAGTCCAATCTTTCATAAACATGGTAGCTTCTACCATACATCCTGCAAAGAGAGCATCATAACAATAATTACTAAAATAATTCTGTGTAGTTACGCTTGTTCCTGTAGCGGAAGACAGAGGTAACGGTCTGGAAACTGTCTGTACTTCTCCTGTTAGAGTAGAAGCAGGAGTTGGTACTATATAAAGAGATGAATTAGTTTTTCTGGAATAGTATCTGGGTGTACCTACAGAAGCACTAACATGAGGCCAATAATCAATGGCATACTCAAATGTTCTTTGTAGTAAACTTGTCTTAAGACTAGACACACTGGTAGTGTAATTCACATTACGAATAATATGAACTCTATCATTTAAACTAACAACAGGATTATTAACACTAAGAGTTATGCTACTAAATTCATCTAGGCCAACATCATCCAGATCCTTCAGAAGTCTTAATTCTGTACGATCTACAAAGAAAGATATTGCACTGGCAAATTCGGTAGACTCATTCTCAGACGTTTGAATAACATCTGTTTTAAGATATGAGTATGCAACCATATTAGCCCAGATATAATGTAATTGTTGGAAGCATTGCTCCTGTTCCAGATGTTGCAACACTTACAATTCCGTGAACACCTACTCCCATATCTCCTATGTATTGATCGTTAGAATCTAATGCTGCTACACGATATCGAATAGCTGTTCCTTTAGCTGTCCTATTTGTAATCTGCTTCGATCCTGAAATAACAATTTCACCTGCAAGAGTTGAATAAGTATGCATGGCAAGAACTCTGGTTGTTGATGGAGTAGGACTCGAACCTGTTCCTTCATCTCCTAAACTGGTATTAGTCTCAACATAACGAAAGCCTGTAATAATTGCTCCATCACTACTTACATTTTGTGCGACTTTAATATTTGTAGTCATAGTTTCTCCTTAAGGTAGTAGGAGAGTAGTTTTAAGTACTCTCCCACAATTAGACTTACGTTCCTTGACTACCTGCCCAGCCTCGCCAATCTGAGACACCGAAACTATAACGTTCCCTTGCCTTAAATCGAAGATTGCCAGTATCAAAGTCAGGTTCCATCTTAGTCTGAAGAGGTGAACGTACAAACATTTTAGTTCCGTTTGGTACGTCAGTCTTAACAAACCAAGAAGTCGTATCAGTAAACCTTCGGTTGATATGATAGCCTTCAGGTAACATACCCAAATGACGAGTAGCATTGATTGCATTAATGTTAGGATTAGCAGCCTGACCACCACTCGCTTGAGTGTTGCCCGGACTAGATAAGATCCTATCTGCAATTGCCCATGAGTCAACAGGGATATGCAAAGAAACAGCACTTGCACCAATTAGAATACCTCGATCATCTTTGATCTTTTGTACATTGGTTAATGCGGTTTCAATAGTAGCTTCAGATATATCAGACGCAGCAATTAAGTTGCTCTGTACACCATCACCTACGGTTGGATGTGAAGCTGAGAAGAATGCAACACCATCACCAATAGTATCAGAGAAACCATTGTTGAATACGTTTGCAGCTTTTACCTGTTTCGTATTAGCCATTGCTCTGGCAAGACCTTTAGCCCGAAGTTTAGCAAAGGTATCATAAAGATTATCCTCCATTGCTTCTTCCGTAACTGCAAAGGCCAAAGCTACAGTCTCAGCAGTGTAACGTGCTGTATAGCTTTCCTGAGCATCATCATACGAGACAGACGCTCCCTCACCCTTTACCGGGGCTGACCCGAAACTGGTGAAGAGAACTTCTTCTTCAAATGCACGATCTGAGTTTTCAATTTCATAGAGTGGTTCTAACTCGTTATTAACCTCTCCGTACTCCATACCGAATATAGCGTTTAGCCCCGGTAGGAGTTCTTTACTAATACTAGCTCTATTAATAGCCATTATTCATTCCTCCCGGTTATAGTGCTGCGGCAGCGGTTGCTGTCACGAATCGATCTCGGTGTAGATTTAACCACACCTCGACTATTGGATAGGCATCTCCATCTGCTTCATCAGGAAACTTAGCCCTTCCAACAACCCGTGCAACTCCCTTTGCGGTTTCCACACCAGACGCACCATCAAGATAGTAACTTGATTGGCCTGTAACTGTACTACCTGAACTGGCAGTTGAACTTACAGTACAATTATAATTCTTTACAACTAAAAGCTCATTTGCTGATAGAGATAGAGAAGCTTGAATATAATATGTCTGATCTGGATCAGTGATTACAAAGAATTTAATATCTGTGGCACTTGTTCCACCCGGCCAATAACGACTAAATTTCTGTTCGCCATTTTCCACATATTGACAACCCATAAAAATCCCAGAGGGTTTAAGAGTTGCTACAATGTAAGGCGTAATAGTCGCTAATGCAGATCCGGGCATTACAACTGGATCACCAGTAAAAATACTATTTGAAGCTATTCCACCGGAAGTAGGTTCAATCATATCTGTTACAGGGCCACCGGCATTATAGCCGCCACCTTTAGTACGAGCAGGGACAAAACCACGAAATGCTTTTGTACTTGACATGTTTTATCTCCTTAAGTTATAGAGGAGGACTAGTCTTGAAAAGAAGGCTGTCTTCCTCTTGTTGTTACCGATTTACTTGTGTTAGAAATTGGCATACGAGAATCAGAGTTTTTCATTAGTTGTGCATTTACTGCATCCATCATATCATTACTCTTATTCCCATAGAATTTCTGTCTGGCCCTTACCTTTGCGGTTGGCTTCTTTGCCAATGCTACGTCTCCACGACAGACGGCTCCAAGATAACGACCTTCTTCCCTTACGAAGGAGGTAATTGCCATTTCAGGAACTTCATCAGGAGTTACGAAGACCCATCCCTGTTGCTGGTTCTTACCAACATTAGTGATGTCATCTACGCCTTTTACAGATATGCGAATCCAACGTAAGGACATGTCCTCTGCGTCAAATCTTGCTTGTACCGTGTCTGGTATACTGAGGGCATCTGGCTCCTCAAAGACATATTCTTCTTCGACTTCTCTTGTCTGAGCTTCCCGATTAGTATTACTACGTATTTCATTTCGTGTCATATTTGTTCCTCCACGCCTAAGTTACATTAGTATAATTGCCGTCTGCTCCATCAACTTTGAGCTTTTCGGCAGCATACTGTTCAAGTGGTATATTCCATTTCTGTGCAAGCCTAACATCTTCTCTTGATAGTTTGACTTTACTAGAACTGGATGGAGAGGAGCGTGAACTCCCCGATACTACTTGAGCAGGTTTTGACGAGCTTTCCTGCACACGTTCTGTAGTTTCCTCAGTATTCTGAGAAAACGCTTTATTAATTCTCTTATCAATTTCCTGATAAAAATCATTGTCAGTAGGATCATAGCCTTCGCTTTTAAGTTCTGCATCTATAGCTAATGCAGCAGCAGTCTTAATGTTATCCTGTCCAAACCAACTATTCTTTGAAGCCCAATCTTCGGCTCTAGGATCGTTAGCTTGTTGAGGAGGAGGTTGATACTGAGGCTGTACTGGAGCAACTGCTTCTACTTGTGCATAATTTTGTTTAGCATAAGAGACTGACTTTAGATCAGCCTGTGCCTCATTCAACATTTCCTGCGCTTTTAAAAGCTTCTCTTTTTCTCCTTCTTCAAAAGCTTCCATATAAACTGTTCTGGCAAGCTCAAGTTTATCAGTTAATTGTTTTTCAGAAGCATCAAGACTTAGCTTATTAACTTGAGTTACTTCGTTATCTTTTGTTCTGAGGCTTCCTGAGAGTGCCTCATTTTTTTGGATGAGAGCAGTAATCTGTTCATCACGTTCTTTTCTTTGCCTGATAAGTTGCCTTATTCTTTTTTCAGCACCCTTTGTTTCGATACCTTCTAACTCTGGAGCTTCTTCTTCTTTCTTTTCAGGTTCTACTTCTTCCTCTTCTATTTCAAATTCTACTTCTTTCTGCTCTTCATTCGGAACTTCTATATCGCTCCACTCTTCTTTCTTTTCCATTTCTACCTCCGTTGTCTACGAAATCAACGATTTAACGTATAACTTATTATAGCATAATATTAATCTTTTCCCAAATTCGTCTTAACCATTTCCTAAATTAAAGGTAGGATCAAGATCTTTTGGATCTCCTACTTTCATAGTAATCTGATCATCAAATAGTAAGATCATTCTAACTCCCTTATAAAAGAGTTTGGTTCCTGCATGTTTACCATAGCATACATGATCTCCTACATGACACCATGCTCCAGCAGGAAACTTATCTTTATCTAGATAAGCCAGATCACCCAGAGCTAATACCTTACCTACCGTAGTAAGATAAGACATATCATCTTTGGTTGAATCTGGAAGAATGATACCACCTTTCGTCTGGCTCTTTACAGATACTGGCCGTACCAGAATATGAAATCCCGGTAGTTCTGGTAGTACTTCTGGATCTTCTACTTCTTCTGGATCACTAATCCATAAATCGTTTTTGATGGCTTTACCCATTTGTACTTGTTGCATTTTACTCCTCATCGTCTGCGTAAGTTCGCTTTTTAATAATTTCAGTGAGATTGCCTCTGGCCCATTCCAGACCTTGTATTGATCCTACAAGTTGTCTATAGTGAGAATAATCTTCAGCAGCACCACTGGCTAATGTAGTTCTAAGTTTCTGAATTTCTTCGTTAAACTCCTGAACCACCTCATCCCAAATTTCCATTGGTTAAGTTTTTTTACCTTTTATAGGAGATGGGAATTTTAACTTATCATAATCCCATTCATTAAGATCAGCCCTAGATTCAAAAGGACCAATACAGTCAGCTTTAAAGGGATCTCCATAAGTCATTGGTTTCTCAGATTTGGTTTTATCATAAGTAATATAACCTTTTCCTTTCGTCATTTGTTTTATCTTTATTGTCATTCCTCTAACCTCCTTCTTTCTTGGATTGTTCAATTGCTAATTTAACTAAAGCTTCAAGACCTTTCATATCCAGATCTTTTTCATCTCTATTATTCTGTTCAATAATATCTTTCATAATTCGTTCTCTAACTCTTTTATCTTCAGCATCAATCTCCATCTCTTTAATTTCTTTTTTAGATTCTCTATCCTTGGAATCTTTTTCTTTCTTAAATTCGTCTGTAGCCCCTGACTTCAACATATCTATGATCTGTTCGTTTTCGTCTAGTTCAAGCTGCTTATTCTTAATCTCCATTTCAGCAGCCTGTACAACTGTATCTGATTGAAGCTTTTGTTTCTGTAATTCTACCTTAGCTTGTTCCAGAGCTACTAGTTGCTGTTCTGGTGATTGTGCCTGACCCATAGCCTGATTAGCATTCATAACCTGTTGAGCAGCTTGAGCCATTATCATTTCTATTGTATTTGGATTTTGTGCTTGTTCTGGTGGAACTTGTGTCATGAGTTGTTCAGTTACTCCATTAACCTGTTCCTGATATTTCATTACAGAATGTTCCTGAATATTAGCCTGAAGTATAGGCTGTATTCTCTGCATAATAGGATTAGCTCCATTCTTAGGATCTTGAAGGTAGGCCATCTTAACCTGAATATGAGCATCATGGTTCTGCCCCGGAAAAGCTGCTATAGGTATTCCCTTCGTAGCAGCTATAATATCCGACACAGGGTCCATAGGTTTAGGTTCTATCTTGGGAGGGAGTATTTCTTCAAGGTTAGGCATGTTGGCGGCATTGAGTATTGTTCTATTCAATGCCTCCATATTAAACATGCCGGGAGGAGACTGTTGTGCCATCTGAAGAGCCATATTAGCCATCATCATGCGGTGAGCATTGGATGGGATATTGGGATCAGAGACAGGAACTATATCTACTCTTCCATCGAAATCATTTTTAAATATACTACGGTCTTCAAAGGGAACATCATAAGGATATTCTGCTGGAAGATAATCATAATCTATCTTAGCCAGTATTCTAAATTCATCTCTTTGTGCTTTATGAAGACGTTTATGTATGGCAGTAAAAAACTTACTACTGGCTTCTAGTAGAGCCATAGTTGTTCCAACGGGTCCATAGGAGGCAGCATCAGAGATAACCTGCTCTGTGCTATCCGCAAACTTCTGACCAGCAGTAGCTACGAATTGTAACATCTGAAATAGAGTAGAGGAAGGCTCTTTATAGGGGAGAGGAATAATAGCCTTTGCCAGATCTATTCCAGTTGCTTCAACCTCCTTGAACTCACCGGGGGAAATAGGTTCATTGTCACCAACTATCCTAAGTCCCTTAGCCTTGAAACCTCCCGGTAAATTAGCAAACTGACCTGCATCTATTAGGGATCTCATTGCAGCAGTTGCACTCATAGTAAGATTACCAAGGAAGTGTATCAAGCCTAATCCGTAGAAGCCAAATCCGGGTACAAACCTGTAATGAACGAAGTGACTTCTCTTCTCCATTGTAGAATCATTCTGTTCATAGTTTCTACGAATACTGAGTATTTGTCTGGACTGTTGTTCTACTGTTACGATATAGGGAAGAGATTGATCTTTGTCTTCTATATCCAGATAACAGTGTTGTTCCAGTAATACATATTGAGGATCTTTATCTGCCGAAGGAGATATACCAAGTATAGTATCCATTCTTTCTGTGAAAGATGTAACAGGTGATTGATCAGGAGTAGGAAGATCTGCTTCTTTGTAGACACCAGCTAGTATATCTTTCTGTATTTCTACAGGACTTCTATATATAACATGTGTATATCTATCTGCATTCCTTAAATCAGTTGCATAATAAGATACATAGAATTGATCTATAGGAATAAATTCAGAGACAGGTCGTTTAAGTGTTGAACTATAATATATCTTTTTGAATGCTGATCCTATCAGGGGAAGATGGAACAGCATCCTTTCAAACTCATCGAAGTATTCAGGCATCTGTTCAGTTAACTGATAGTTCATAAAGTTCTGAACACGATTAGCCTGTGTTTCTTTCTCAGGAGTTATCTTACCTAGTATGTTTGCTTTTACTGGACCTTTGCTAGGGAAGAGTTCTCCAGAAGCCTTTGACTGAAACTTAACTGCTGACTCAATCAGGAGTGGGTGTACTGCTGTACAAGCTCCTTCAAAAGGTTCTGACCCCGGCTCAAGCTTAAGTCCCAGTAAGTCAAATCCTCTTTCAAACATAGACTCCCATTCGCCTCTGGAATCCTTATCTGCCTGATAGTTCTCTATTACATCTGCGGAGATTTCTCTTAATTCTTCTTCTTCCAGTGTATCACATAAGTCTCCGTACCATTCTGCTACATCTTCTGAAGGTTCCATTATAGAAGCTTCACTAGCGAAGTCTACTATGACTCCACCATCATCTTCTACTTCAAAGGTAGCATCAAGAGATGTTTCTTCTACAGGAGCCATAGGAACTACATTAGGTACTTCTTCTGGTATGCGATCATATGGGTTTTTTTCAGTTGCCATTTTTTATCCTATATTAAAATCTTTGTTGGGATATAGACTAGCTAATAGTTCTTCTAACCTATCAGTACCTGCTGATTTATCAGTAGGACCACGTTTAGCTAATAATCCTGACATTCCTGTTAAAGGTTCCTCTTGTAATTTTTCTACATCTTCTTGAGTAACACCAAATCCTCCTCTTTGTTTACGCCTACGTATAGGTTCTGGATCTGGACCTTCATTTATATTAGAAGGATAATTCTCCATAGGAGTTACCATTCCATCTTCATTTACCCTAAAAGTTACTCCTCCTTTTGTTATATGTCCAATAGAATTAGGCATAAAAAGATGTCCTATTGCTGGTATCATAAAATTTGTTACTGCATTCATTACATTTGGGTTACGATTTACTGGAGTAAATACTGCACCAGCTTCGTCAGCTGCTGCTTTGATACGTGCTATAGTAGTAGATGTAGGTTCTTTTCCAGTACCGAGAGGACCGCCAAGAAGATTAATAGCTTTATCCAAAAATCCTGATAATCCAGCTTTGTCTACTTCCTTTTTCTCTGAAGCAAGCATATCCGCCTGATCTCTAATACCTTTATCTTCTTCTATTAATTTTTTTATTTTCTCACTCAAAACTCCAGCTTGATCGTCTAGTATTTTTTCCATTGTACCCGAATAACCACCCCTATGAAATTGTCCTGTATTATATGCTTCTTTCAGACTAGCAAGTCCTTTAGTTCCCATTCCTGCCAGATATTCTGTTACTGCTTGATTACTCATTCCTCCCTCTTTTAAAGTATTCCAAAAAGGAACTAGATATCTAGGTCGATTCTCTACAACTTCAGTTAATGATTGTTGGTAATCATTATCTCCACCACTATCATCTCTAGGAGTAGGAGGTTGCATTCTTACTACATCTTTCTCAGTATAACCAAAACCACCACGTTGCTCTTCAGGATCAGTAGTAGTAGTAGTAGTAGTAAAATCTTCAACAACATCTCCTCTAGCACCGGGATCTAGAGTCATATCTGTATAAGTAACTACATCCGAAGCCCAATCTACTCCTGCTTCAGGATCTCCTCCTCCTGTAACTTCTGGAGAACCACCTTGATCAAAAAAGAAATAAGCAGGTACACCACCTACTTTACGACCACTACCACCCATAGCTCTCAAGGCAGAAGCTTCATCTGGTCTAATCCATGCTAGTTTATGAGGCTGTCCATTTATGTTGATAGGTTTATTTATTTCTGATATACCACCACCATTATCTCTATAGATAGTTCTAGGTATAGGTCTGCCATATACACTGCTAATAGGTCTTTCTTGTAAACCTCTTAGTCCACCTCCACCTTGCATGGAGATTGTAATTTGAATAGGCTTGGGCATCAGCTTATCCATTGCGACTTGAGTAGCCATATCATAATTTTTTGATTTGTGCATAATAATTCCTCTCTTAATCCCTACTTTATTATAGCATAATATTAATCTTTTCCCAAATCAGAACGTCCAGTACGTACTCTTTTGTTCAGAAGGTTCGTCTTCATCTTCTGGATCGTCAGGATGTGTTAGATGCCAAGACTCTTTCATGTAGTGTACAGCCATTGTAAGAGCATCTACCTGATCATCATGTGCTGCATTAGGAAATCTGATGAGTTCTTCTATAAGATCTTCTGACCACTTCTTACCTTGAGGTATCCATAGCCTACCTGCTTCCATAATAGGAGAAGCAGCATAAACTCTGGCTACTTTATCTCTATCAGGGTTGTATTCCATGACAGGTAGTCCTGCTCTCCGCATATCCTGTATGAGAGATTGACCAGATGCCTTCTTTTCTATCATGCAGACATCAGGTCTGTGTTCATTATAGAGTTTTTGTGCCAGTTTCCTGAGTTCAGGGTACTCAAAGCGTCCTTTTATGTTGCCTAGTAGGATAAGATTGGGAGCATAGTTCTCATATCCTCTTTCATCATGGTCATATAGGTAAAATATGCCCCATGTCTGGATAACACTGAAGTCTGCCGTTGTTCTGGTAGAGAAAGCTGTATCATATGTCTGTATAATGAAGTCACAACCGGGAGGATCTTCTTCATCCCATGATTGTAGCCACTTTTTCTTGATTAAGCCTCCTTCTTCTGGAGTAGGATCTTGCATATAGAGAGAATTCCAGTATCGGCTTCCATTACTAGCCTTAATTTCGTTCTCATCTATACGTAGTATGTGTTCAGGCTTCCATTCAGGGAAATAACTCCCTCCTACAGGTAAATCCAGTAAGTCTGCTGCTTCTTCATCCAGCCATGCAGGGATCTTTATGACTTCCCAAGGGATTGTTTCGTACTCGCTCATGTCTTCCTGTTGTTTAAGGAGCCATCCACATAGATCATCATAGTGAAATCTGGTATTTATTATGACAATAGCTCCATTAGGCATGATACGTGTTCTAAGTCCTGCTGGATACCACTCTTTTATGTACCTTCTACCTGCATCAGAGAAGGCATCCTCCTCAGACATTACATCATCAAGTATAGCTACATGCGCTCCTCGACCTGCTATCTGAGATCTGACTCCAGCCGCATAATAAGTTCCTCCCTGATTGGTCTTCCACTTCCCTGCTGCCCTAACATCGCTCCTTAATTGTACTCCAGTGAAGATTTTGCCGAATTCTTCTGTATTTACTACATCTCTGACAGACCTACCAAAGTCAGATGATAGCTGATCACTGTGAGATACAGTTAATATCTCATGTTCAGGGTGTCTACCTATATACCATGCAGGGAAAAGCTTTGAACATATAACTGATTTGGAGGAACGAGGAGGAAGAAAGACCATCAACCTCTTAATTGTACCTTCTTCTAGTTCTTTTAACTTATTAGATATAACTTTTATATGGCTACCCATCTCAAAGTTAGACACAAGAGAAGGAACCATCAGTCTGACAAACGTAAGAAAGTCTGACTGTGATTGATAATTAACTTTTTGAGAGAGAAGTCCTCTAAGATTTATAAAAGACTCTAGATAACCTTCTTCTAAATTGTTCATAGTTATATTATATACTATTATTACTACCTATACAAGTACCTTAGTCTAAAAATATATAAAAAATACTATAAGTACCTGTGTAAGTACCTGTGTAAGTACCTGT